GCAATACGTGCGGCCTCAGCTTCCTCGGCAGCTTTTTGTTCAGCAGCAATACGTGTGGCCTCAGCTTCCTCGGCAGCTTTTTGTTCAGCAGCAATACGTGCGGCCTCAGCTTCCTCGGCAGCTTTTTGTTCAGCAGCAATACGTGCTGCCTCAGCTTCCTCGGCAGCTTTTTGTTCAGCAGCAATACGTGCTGCCTCTGCTTCCTCGGCAGCTTTTTGTTCAGCAGCAATACGTGCGGCCTCAGCTTCTTCAGCAGCTTTTTGTTCAGCAGCAATACGTGCTGCCTCAGCTTCCTCAGCAGCTTTTTGTTCAGCAGCAATACGTGCGGCCTCAGCTTCTTCAGCAGCTTTTTTTTCAGAAATAGGGTTTCGTTCTAATATATTTTTTCTAATATCAGAAATAGGATTTTCTTGTGTGCTATGTGTTTTATGACCAAATAAGGAATATAAAAAATTCATTATTTATAATAATTTATAAATAATGAAAAGAAAAATAGTTTCTAAATTATACGAAATTTATTCATTATCAGATAAAATAGTAATAACAGGTTTAACATCTTTATTTTCATATTCATTTTCTCCTCCATTTTTTTCAACTAACTTTCCAATAGCACATATGTATGGGTCATTAAGTTCAAATCTAATTCCGATAATACTAACAATAATTTTATCATTTTCTTTAATATTACTAAAAGTTTTATTGGTAAAATGATGATCTCTTGATATGAAAATAGTAACCGGATTATTACCATCTTCGTCTTTAACTACGGCATGAACACCAGCTTTAGTAATAGTTTTAGTATAACATTCCATTAACATACCTTCAACAGGATAACAAACATTACATTCAAAAGTAGTTTGAAATTCAACTTTTTCATTATTAACTAAACCAGACGAATAATTTAATACACGAACTGAATTTGGTTTAATATAACCATTTTCGGTGCATTTACCTTCAATTTTATTTGATATGTTTTTTTCTAAATTATTTTTAATATTTTGTCCAACTTGATTCATGCTTAGAAATACCTTTTTTGTCAGAACTTCTACATTATATCCTCCATATATTTTACGTTCTTTTTGAGTATTCATGTTATTAATATAATAATAGATTATCTTTTATATAATTTTGATATATTGAATATGATAAATAAAAATCAATTTTTTGTTTTACCAATAAATAGAGTTTGTTTCTTTGAACGAACCACTCTGTCAAAAAACCACTTTTTTCCATTATAATTATCTTCATCTAATTTTCGAAGTAATAATTCTAATAAAACACATCCACCATTGGTATCTGTTTCATCAAAATCAATTTTAATAGGTAATTTTTTAAATAATTTAAATGTTTCTTTTTTCTTTGTGCATACAGAACCAGTATTTTTAATTTGTATATCGCCAGTTTTAAATATAATTTTTTTATTCAAATCAGCATAAAATCCATAAACAAAAGGATTAATTTTTGTCATATCTAAAGTAAAAAACTCGTTAATATATGACAGATACTTTTTTTTATCTTGTTCCTTTTCCCATGAAGATGTATTATTAGAATAAGTATATATGTTAAATATATCACCGTATTGTTTAGATAATATATCAATTAAAATAATACCTTTATCAGAATTAAATGTATAATATTGATAATATTTCTTAATAATTTTTTCATCTTCCGTAAGTAGAACATCATTTTGAAAAATATAGTTAATAATAATAAGTTTATCTTCTAGTATTAATTCATCAAGATAATGAAAAATAGCATATTTTTTAATAAGGTCAAACTTATAATTATTTTTTTCCAAAATGGATGTAATAGAACCTAAATGTTTAAACCAGTCTGTATCTTTTGCGTTGATTTTTTTGTCTTTATATAAAATAACTTTTTGTATATTTTCCTGGAGAGTATTGATAATATTACTATAATCGTTAGATTTTTTATCAATATCAATAATTAAGTTATTTTGTTTATCAGGTATATTAACAGAGATCTTGGAATGTTTATATTCAATAGGCATAGAGCGTTCTAATAATGATACATATTCATCTGTAATTTCTATAGGTTGAAAAACATAAAACTGTTTTTTATTAATAAGATAACCATTTCTACCATATTTATCAACGATTATTTCATTTTTATTATTAACAAATCTACTAAGTGCAAAGTCAATTTGTTCTTTGGGAAATTTTTTGTTAATATTAATCAAATTAATTAAATCGTTACGTTTATAAAAATATTGTTCTTTAAATAATTGTCGAATACGCTTAACAATACTAGAAAACCCGATTCTAGCATATTCTTCATTATATGAATGATTAATTATAGGCATATCTTTGATATTATTATCAGGAAAACATTTATATTCGCAATTATCTTTATAATCGCATATAGGTGTAAATGGTTTATCACCAATTTTATATGTAATAGGTTGTTCTTTGCTAGATAATTGAATAGAGACTTCTTTGTTTTGTATATGTTGTGAAAGTTTTTCAGCAGTAAAATTAGTTTGTTCTATATTTAATTGACAATCAACGGAAACTTCTTTCATAATTCTAGTAACATTTCCTATTAAAATAGATTTTTTTTCAGCAAATCTATATACATATAAATCTACTGGTTCTTCTTTACCTATAGGTAGAGTAGAATGTAAGTAAATTTCAACATTACGTTGTTCAAAATCTAAATCACAATGACTTAAATTTCGTACACCTCTTCCTATAATTTGTTCTTGTCTATTCATATTATACCAAGGCTCAGTAATATGCATTTGTCTAATATTTTTAAAATCAAGTCCTTCTGATGCGGCTTTAGAAATAAGAATAACTTTAACATTTCTACCATCTTTATTTTCAGGGTTAGTAACATACTTAAGGTCATCGATATTGTTAGGTGATAGTAATTTATCACCAGTAAGAATAACATATTTTGCTTGTTTATTTTTAGAATTATTAAAAGGCTTCATTGTAATAGAATCTATAGGCTCAGATGGAGGTGTCTTGAATAAAGGTTTTGTATATGTAGCACTACCATATCTAGTAAATCCAAGTTCTTCCAGAGCTAATGCTATAGGAACAATACCACCATCAATATATTGCGAATATACCATAACTATACCTTTTGATTTAAGAATAGATTTACATATAGATGTTATTTTTCCACTATATTTCTGTAATATATCCAAATTAAAAATTCTACCATATTTTGTAAGAATATCAGATTTATATTCAAAATTATACCGTAATAACTCTGTAGTGGTATAATTCATAATATTTTTAAGACCTTGTTTCCCTACAATACCTTTGATTATATTTTCTGGATTAGTATTATTATTATTAGTATTATTAATAATTTCATCAAATTCGGGGTTAGGATAAACTATATCTAATGCTTGTAATGGTTTTTCTAGTAACGTATAACCAAATGATTGCATATTTTCAAAATTAGGTATATCACTGTTATTAACATTCTTTTTGGTTTTGATTTGATTAATAATATAATTATAGCCTTTTAATTGGTATTCTCCAATATTATTAAGATATACTGGTATATATTTTAAAGGTTCCATGATATTATTGTTATTTAATTGTATTTTTGGATAGCTAATTGATGATAATGAAAATTCTGGGTTAAATGTATCAGGATAAATACGATATGGAAAAGCATATGGATTTTCACCACGAACAAATGAAACATAACCTATTAATTTACGTGTTAATAATTCTTTTCCACCTTCAATAGTTATACCATTTGCGTCAATAGATTCTTTAATAAAATCTCCGTTTTTATCGAATATCATATTTTCTTTTATTGTGCTTCTATTATCATTTGCGTTTAATAAATTAGTAAGCCATATGATTTCTTTATAGCTGTTATACATTGGAGTTGCTGATAATAATAACAATCGCATGTTATATGCGTATTTACAAACCTGTAGTAATAATGATGCGGTTTTTTTCTGTTCTTTGTTATCATCACTTAAACGTATATTATGAACTTCATCAATAATAATAAGTCGATTATTAAAAAATTTTTGTATTCGTTTTTTCTTAAACTCTGAACGTTGTTTTTTATCAAGTGTTGTATTTTCGGGTAATTGAATTTTTTTCTGAATATAATGTGCTAATCCAGTATAACCAAAGAAAGCATAATACTTGTTAATTAAAGCATTAATCAATGAAATAATTTTTTCCTTGGAAATACCTTTAATATTAGTAGGATTAATTTCTTTTAAAATAGAATTACCAACACATGTATTCAAATTCCATTGTTCTCCATCAAGCTTTAACTTTCTTTCATCAAATAATTGAAGACGAAAATTATTTTGAACATTAGGTGACGCAACAATTAATATGCGTTGTGTAATATTTACTTGTTTCATAAAACTTCTCATTTCTTCAGCTATACCAATAGCACTACATGTTTTACCAGTTCCAAGTCCGTGATATAATAATAAAGAATTATAAGGTGTCTGTAATGATAAAAAGTTTTTTACAAACATTTGATGTGGTAACAACTCATATTCAGCTTTACATAATTTATCTGCTTGTTTTTTAATATCGTAAATTTTACCATCATATTTAGTATCATTAAACTCTTTTCGTGTGGATATCTTTACATTAAAATTAGGGTCATTCAAATCTGGATAAAGAAAATCATAAGTATTATCTATCATACTATTTTCATATTCTAGTTTTTCTTTGTTAAATAGAAACTGGTTATATTCTTTAGAATCTATTTCATTATCAGAATTTTTAATTAAATTTTGTAAAGATTGAACACTAGGTTCTAATTCAATATTAGTATTTGGTATTTTATTGTCAGATACTTTTTCAGGGGATACTTTTTCAGGGGATACTTTTTCAGGGGATACTTTTTCAGGGGATACTTTTTCAGGGGATACTTTTTCAGGGGATACTTTTTCAGGGGATACTTTTTCAGGGGATACTTTTTCAGGGGATACTTTTTCAGGAGAGACTTTTTCAGGAGATACTTTTTCAGGAGATTTGATATTAAGATCATTTTGAATCATATTTATTCTTTCATTTTCTTTGTTTTCTAAACAAATAATAAAATTTATTAAATGAGGTTTTGTTCTAATTTTATAAATATGATCAGTATGTTTAGTTTTATCTTGATTAGTCAAATCACATATAATATTAATAAGTTCTGGTTTTTTTAAAAGGTTTAATTCTGCTTGACGTGCAAGCTCATATGGTTTAGTTGGAATATAATTACCACTACATTCATCTATAATAACAGGTTTGGGTAATTTATGTAACTCACATTTTTGTGTTTCATTATTCCATCTGTAACCATTTTCACATCTATTTTTAGGACTAGTAGTGCGTTTATTTTTAGGACTAGTAGTGCGTTTATTAGAAGTATTAGGTATTATATTATTACCATCGATATCATCATTAGGAACACATACATTGTTTATACATCTATGTTTCCTAGTGCATCTTTTAGGTGGCGTTGGACATTTAGTATAATTACCAGGTTTCTTTTTGTGAGTAATCTTATCATTAGGAACACATCGATTATTTATACATCTATGTTTCCGAGGGCATTTTTTAGGTGATGTAGGACATATAGTATAGTTCTCAGGATTGTTGTTATTCATATAGGTATACTTTACAATATATGTATATTATTTTATGCGTATATTGCTTATTACATAGAAGTATATAAAATTACTTTATACTGTGAAAGCATATTATTAATTTTATATAGCATGTTTTGTTTTTCTAAATTATATTCTCTTATAGAATCTTTACATTCTTCGTAGGTTTTCCATTTCATATTACTAACTTCAGAAGTTTCATATTTGTCCATATCCAATGTATCTTTATAATTCATATATGTAATAAAATATTTATGTTTATAAGATTTATAATTAGATCCAGTAAAAATTTCTTCAAATGGAATAATATTATCAATAATATTAAGATGTTCCTTTACAAATCCAGTTTCTTCAGTAAATTCACGTATAGCACAATCTAAATCATTTTCATTAAAGTTTCGACGTCCTTTTGGAAATCCCCATTCAGGTTCAGTCCATATTTTAAATTTATTGCTTTCTTCGATAAGATCATTTAAATTAAATTGTTTATTTTTGAATTTAATACCATTTCTAAGAGTATTAAACTTAGTTTTAGAAATATTTTCTTCAGATTTGTATTGATTAGAAATGCATACATCTCCCCATATATAGCTCCATAATTCATCAAAAGACTTTTCTAAAAGAATTTTTTTTTCAAAAGAAGTCATTTGTATCAACATATTCATAATATAACTTTTGTTATTAGTAGAATATTTACCGCGCATGAAATCAACAAATCCCAAAGTATCTTTACGACATATCATTAAATACTCAATTTTATTATTGTTAATTCTGTATGTAATTAATCCTAAACTAGTAATAGGCAATTTACATTGATTATAATTATGACCATGTTTTCCACAATTATTACAATAAGTATCACTCATAATTTAACTATTAGTATACAACAGTAATTCTTTACACCCTTTTTATTAATTTGTTTGTATGGTAATAAATAAATATGTGTATCGTTTATATTAAAAATGAATTTTGATCCAAAAGTATGGGGACCTCATTATTGGTTTTTTTTACATACAATATCTGAATCATATCCATTAACACCAAATGATGTAACAAAGCGAAAATATTATGATTTAATACAAAATATGCCATTATTTATTCCAGTAGAAGAAATAGGTAATAAATTTAGTGAAATATTAGATAAATACCCAGTAAGTCCATATTTAGATAATCGCGATTCATTTGTAAGATGGGTTCATTTTATTCATAATAAAATAAATATATTATTAGGTAAAGAAGAAATATCTTTACCAAAAGCATTAGAAAAATATAGAAATGAATATAAACCAAAACCAGTATATTTAAGTGAAAAAATAAAATTAAAAAAGCATTATATAAATTTTGTGTTAATATTATTATGTTTATTATTAATTTATATATATTATGAATAAATGGTGTAGTGAAAATTTATCTAGAGAATATAAGAAGGATAATGAGATTTGAATTAGTAATAATAATAGTAGCAGGGTTTATAATGGCAAATATTTATACTGATGGAAAATATTTGAATACATTAATGTCTTGGAAAAAATATTATCAAATGGCAGGTGTAGCATTAGGAGCCTTAATGTTATATATTTTATTAAAAAAGAATCCACTAAGAGCAAAAGAGATTATGTCAACATCAAACGATTACATAAAATATTTACCAATAGATAAAAATGCGTCAAATATAATTTCTCCAATATTAGATTTTACAAGTAAGCAAAATTTTGGGGGTGGTGATACTTCACATCCAATATTACCTATAAATAATAATCAAATAAGTGAAGATAGGATAATGAATTCTGGTAAAAAATCAACAAAGCGTTCTGTAAGTGAAACCAAAAAAAAATTTGTAGCATCCCGTCAAGATTGGAAATGTGGAGATTGTAAAGACCAATTAAACGCATGGTTTGAGGTAGATCATATAGTACGATTAGAATATGGCGGAAGTAATCATGTTGATAATTTAGTAGCATTATGTCGTGATTGTCATGGAAAAAAAACAACAATGGAAAATTTATAAATATTTTTATTATATGTAATGAATATATAATAAAATGGATACAGAAAGTTTAATAACATTAATAAAATATGTTTTTGCATTTGGATTTGTTATATATTTTATAATGATAATGTTTGAAGCATCTGAAGATACCAAAGCATCTACAGATAATTACATGAATTATTTATATCCAATCATAATAGGATTAATAATATTAATACCCTCAGTATTTTTAAGCAAAGATTATGCGAATAATATTTATTATGTTAGTTTAATAATAGGAACAGTATTAGTATTATTTGGATGTATTTTTTATTATCATTCAAACGTAAATAATGGTGTTTATTCTTTTATAAATTATTTAATATCAGGAGTTTTATTATTAAGTATATTAATAGGATTAGCTATAATATTTTATTTTTATAGTAATGAATTAAAAAAAACAGAAGGTTGGTTAGGTTTTATAGTGCATTTATTATTTTATGTTCCTTGTTTAATATTAGATTTTTTTAATTACTTAAAACAGGAATTATTATTAACAACAAATGTAGTATATTATCTTTTTATAGCTGAGGTATTATTAATATTACTTTATAATTATTTACCAAAAGTAATGGAAAAAATAGCATTGAAAGAGGGAATACCATTAATGTCAGGAACAGCTTTTTTAGATATAGAAAAACCAATAGCTAGTAATTATGATTTACGTTTAAAAAAACAAAATGATGATATGAATTCACCAATAATTTATCGTAATAATTATAGTTTATCAATGTGGATAATGTTAAATCAACAATCTGATAATAAATTATCATATATTAAAGAAACTTCAATATTTAATTACGGAGATGGAAAACCAAGTATAAAATATGTTCCAAAATCACATGAAAATGAAAAAGATACATTAAAAATATATTTCACAAATGATACTACTGATAAAAATTATTTTACAATAGAAATAGATGTACAAAAATGGAATCAAATTGTATTCAATTATAATACGAGTTATGTAGATGTATTTGTAAATGGACATTTAGAAAAAACATCTAGATTTAATAATAATCATCCAACCTATTCAGCAGAAGATATAGTAAGTGTAGGTTCAACAGATGGTTTAGATGGTGCGATAAGTAATATAAAGTATTATATTGGTAATCAATCAAAATCACAAATAGCAAATTCCTATAATTTACTACTAAAAAAAAATCCACCTACAGATATATAGAATGGATACAGTTACGATTATTTTAATAGTATTAATATTAGTTTTAATATATTTGTTATATAGTTATTTTACAGATAGTGCGGTTCAATTAATATCAACCGCAGATTTAAACAATGAAGTAGCAGCAATTTCTGATGTATCTAAACCATTAAATAGAAGATATGGACACTCTGTATGGATATATGTAAGTAGTTGGGATAATAACGCTCAAAAAAATATCATATCTCGTGAAGGACAGTTTAGATTATATTTAGAACAATCAGCACCAACATTAAAACTAGATATGAATATGAATAATCAAGATAATACTACTCAAACAATGATTATTACAAATAATTTTCCATTACAGAAATGGGTAAGCATTGCTATAAGTGTAGATAATCAATTTGTTGATGCTTATTTAGATGGTAAATTAGTTCGTTCTCAAAGATTTTATGATTCAAAAAATAATGTAATGTTAGCTTCTCCACCCAACAAAGCACCTTTGTATTTAGGAAAAGACAGTCGTTTTGATGCATACGCAACATTATTTAAACGATGGACTGAACCTATATCTCCAGAAGCTGCTTGGGATAATTATATGAAAGGTAATGGTTCTAGTAAAATGACATCAGCTTTAAATGATATAGGAATAGATTTGTCAGTTTTACAGAATAACGAGGAAATTAAGAAAATATCATTAATGTAATAATTATAAAATAATATACATATTAGTATTGTTTTATCTAATATATATTATATAAAACAGTATGAATATTCAACAACAAAGTAATTTACAAAACGATACATTTTCGACAATAAATGATACATTACAAAGTGGTATTCAGAATGTAAGTGATACATATGATTCAGCAAAAGATAGTTTAACTAGTACATTTGATGATTTTTCTACAGATACTGCTGTAAGTGTAGGAGCTACCGCTGGATTTTTATATTCTAATACTATTATTGCTAAGTTTGCTTTTATTATTTTAGTATTAATAGTATTTTTATTCTTAATGAATTTAGGTATTGTTCTAATTAATTATTTCAATAAGCCTTCAGAAACACCATATATAATAAAAGGAAAAATTAGTGGTACTACCGGAATGATAGTATCCCAAGATCCTAAGGATATTGATAGTAAGCCAATATATAAATCAAATAATGAATCAGAAGGGTTAGAATTTACATGGTCTTCATGGATTTATTTAAGTGATATTGGTAAAGATAGCATGAAATATCAACACATTTTCAGCAAAGGAGATAATAATTTTGATCCTGAAACTAATATTGCTCGTGTTAATAACGCACCTGGTATGTATTTGGCTCCAATGAGTAATAAATTACATATAATAATGGATTCTGTAAATAAAGATGATGTAAATACTACAATAGATATAGATAATATACCTATCAAAAAATGGGTTCATGTTGCAATTCGTGCTATGAATACAAAAATAGATGTATATGTTAATGGTATAATAGCAAGTCGTTTAGAGATGTCAAACACACCTAAACAAAATTATGGTGATGTTTATATTTGTCAAAATGGAGGATTTATCGGTGAATTATCATCATTAAGATATTATAACAGAGCCTTAAATGTATTTGAAATAAACCAAATCATATCAAGTGGTCCTGATTTAACGTCAGTTAATAATACTGAACATGAGGGAGGATTCAAATACTTATCCAATTATTGGTATTCTTCAAAGTATTAATTATTTATCGTCGTATAATATAACTTAATATTATACGATGTCAACAGATGTACCTTTAGCTAATATATGTGCACAGAGAAAAAAACAATTGATTTTTACTACTGCTTCTAATGAAAGTAGATTAAATATATTTGACAAATCGCCTTATCCTACATATACTCAATCACAATTAGATATGAGAAGAAAAGTAGAAATATTGAAATATTCTAGTAATAAACAATCTACACAAACAAATCAATTATCTCAAAAACAACGTTTTTCACAAATTATGAATAATAGAAATAATTTTAATTCATCTAGTATTAATAATACGCCATCCACATGTCCTGAATTAAACACTATAATCAAAACTCCCACTAGCTCATCAGATGTTCCTGGTCCAGTTATAGATTTATTTTTAGATAAAAATGTGCCTTTATATAATTACGCAAAAAACACAGATAATTATGGTATAGCGACACCTTTTGATGAAGATATGTGGAAAATAATTACAACTCCTGATAATACCTTTCATGAAGATAAACAAGAGAGTGAATTATTTTCATTAAAAATAACAGAAAGTATTAATAAACCTAGTTATATATATCAATTAAAGGTACCAATTGGAATTTACATAACTGGTAAAACTAAAAATACTAATTCTATTCAAGAGTATAAGAATGTTGAGTTGTCATTTGATCAATTAACTCCATTTACTATAATAGTTAAATATAATAGTAATATAGTATCTACAACTAATCCAGTGGTAGTATATTCTACAAATAATTCTAATATACAATCATTAAATCTAGATATATCTAATAATATATCAACATTTGAAGCAAAATTATATTCCGGTGTTATAACCGTAAATAATTTAAATTTATTTACACAGAATGGGTATGTTTATGATATAATTATTCAACCAAATTTATCAATTAATATAGGGGATTCTAAAATAACAAGTGACTTTTTTGTAGAATTTGACATTAGTTATGGTATATTATCAAATATATCTGAAAATATTAAATTAGAAAATACAAATTGTATTATAAACAGTAATCCTAGTAATACACCACACGCACCATTTAATTTTATAGCTATGTCTTAAATGTTAAACAATTCTTTGGATAATGTATCTTTAACCATAGAAAACTTACCTTTATTAAATTTAATTGTATTATTACTAAGAATAAATATAAACTCAACACCTTTTTTTTTAAAAACAAAGGTATCTTGATTTTCTGCATATCCTGTTAGTTTCATATCATAAACATACGTTTTATTATCAATCTTTACCAAAAATTGACAATCGGTATCAAACTCATAACTACAATAATCTGTGTTAGCTAAATAATTCGTTAAAGTAATATATGTTTCATGAGAATTTAACTCATTTTTAAATTCTAATACAGGTAGTAATTCTAATTTTTCAGTTGATGTATGATTAATATTAATATCTGTATTAAATAGGCGCAAAGTATAATAAGGTTTATTATTACAGTTGTCAAATTCCATAATTAATTATAATTATAATTAATTATTTAAGTTTTTTTTATAATCAATTTATTGTGTGGCAATACTTTTTAATGGATGTGGTTTTTTAGTAGGTACCATATTTGATGTAAATGTAGGATTTAAACATAATTCTTTAGTTTTGAATATTTTTTTAGAAAGACATTTGTCATCGTCATCTACTTCAACACAACCTTTACGTCCATTATATTCTCCTATTAAACACCAGTTTGATTTGTTTGAAGAAATATTTGTTTGTATTGGACTTTCAGTAGTATCAAATGATGGTTCATTTAACGAAAAATCTAACTCCTTTTTAGTTTCATAATTTACAGCATTTTTACTGGCATCTTTTAATATATTACCAGCAGATTGAATAGCACCTTCCGCAATATCAATCCCTGCTCTAGCTACATCAGAGGTAACATCAGCGGTTTTATTTATTACAGAACCACTTACATATCCTAATATTCCTAATAAATTATAAACTAATGGTTTAAATACATTAACTATAACTTGTATGAGATTACCAAAAATTAATAAAAGATTTACTCCTAAAAGAGAAAAAATTAACAATATTGATAATATAACAATCATAAAATTTTTATTTTCTCCTATATCAGAATTAATTAAACTAGTAGAAGGGGGAATTGTTGATTCCATTTATAATATATTATATAAAAACATATTTATTAATAGGTTCGTTTGCTTTCTTGTGATATAATATGTATTTATTTTAAATGGAAATATCAGGTATGCTTGAAATGATTTTTTTTATTAGTTTAGGAATTACTTTTGTTTTAATTGTATTTTTAGTTTATAATTTTAGACAAAAATTTTCAACATTAGAACAAAAATGTGATACTATGTTTGAGATTATAAATGGTATCGTAAAAGAATTAAATAATCGTCATACAATGGAAGTACCTACTATTCCAGAAAATGTTATTTTTAGACCAAATAATGTGAATGAATATACACCTGTAGAATTACCAAAACTTGTGGTTTCTGATGATGATACAATGGAAGAAGAAAGTGAGGAAGAAAGTGAGGAAGAAAGTGGTGAAGAAAGTGGTGAAGAAAGTGAGGAAGAAAGCGAGGAAGAAAGTGGTGAAGAAAGCGAGGAAGAAAGTGAGGAAGAAAGCGAGGAAGAAAGTGGTGAAGAAAGCGAGGAAGAAAGTGGTGAAGAAAGCGAGGAAGAAAGTGAGGAAGAAAGCGAGGAAGAAAGTGAGGAAGACCAATCTATAAAAGTAATATCTATAGATATGAATGATATAGATGAAAATGAATTACCCGTAGATACATTATTAGATTCTAATAACAACACAGATGATGAAAAAACATTAGAATCTTATATAAATCCTGACCATAATGAACATATATATATTGAAAAGGTAGAAGAACTGCCTAATAATGAAAGTAAATTAAAGACATCTAACATAGAAAGTATGGAAGTTTACCGTAAAATGAATTTGTCCGCTTTAAAGGCTTTAGTAATTGAACGAGGATTAATAACAGATACAACTAAATTAAAAAAATATGAATTATTAAAATTATTAGAAAGCCAATTAGATATGTAATAAAAATATAAAATATATACAAACTATATATTATATAATGTTTTCACGTTCATTAAATCTATTCCAAAGTGTTGAATCCGCATATCCAATAATTAAAGAAACTGTCCCTGAATCAGCTAGAGGATATACTGCGAATAATAAATATCCAGGTTTCCCTCCATTAATGAATGATGGTCGTTCAATAACCGCCACATGGCAACCAGAATCTTCTATAAATGCTGATTTAGTTGAAAATAGTGGTATTAAATCAAATTGGGAATATCGTAAGTACCTAACTGAAAATGCAGAAAAAATAATGGAATATAATTTCCGCGAATCATCAAATGATACTGGATATTATAAAAGACCCATTGATGTTCCAAGTATTCAAACAAACGAAGTCAAAAACTTTACAAATAAGCCATATATGTATTCATCAGCTCATGATAAAAGTGAGCCATTTGGTTATTCATCAAGTGATTTAAAAAGCTTATATTTATCTCGTGAGCAACTAGCATCTCGTAAGATAGCTCCGGTTGTTCAATTGCATAAATAATTAATGAGGATAAACACGTTCATGTTTATGAAATATAGAACGACCTATAAGAATAACAAATAATCCTGTTATAATAAAAATACCTTCCATTTTAATAATATTTATTATAAATGTAATTTAAATATTATTTTCAATTTTATACTATATAATGAAAGTTATAAGTTTTGATGTAGGTATAAAGAATATGGCTTATTGTATTTTAGAAGTGATTAATAATAATATAGAAATAGATAGTTGGGGTGTATTAAATTTATTGAATGACGAAATAGAAACAACGTATGATTGTGAATGTATGACAAATCCTAAAAGTAAAAGAGCCTTGCCTAAAAAATGTAGTAAAAAAGCAAAATATCATAAAAATGATAAATATTATTGTGAAAAACACGCAAAAGAAAATTCACAATATATGATTCCAACAAATGAAACAACTACTACTTATTTAAAAAAACAAAAAATAGATGAATTAATAAAAATAGGCAACAAAAACTTAATATTCCTTGGAATTGAAGATATTAATAAAAAAAGAAAACCAGAAATATTTGAAATACTTAATAATTATTATTCTACACATTGTTTTAATAAGATAGTAAAAAAAAAGGTAAAAACAGCAAGTGAAACAGATTTAATAAGTGTAGGAAAATCAATGAAAGAACAATTAAATAGTTTAAAAAATATAGAAGAAGTAGATAATATAGTAATAGAAAATCAAATATCACCAATAGCTACACGTATGAAGACAATACAAGGGATGTTAGCACAGTATTTTATAATGTTAAATAGTAATAATAATATAGAATTTGTATCTTCATCACATAAATTAAAACAATTTTCTGAATTTAATTTATCAAATAACGAAGATAATATATTAACATCAGTAAATTCAAATTATAAAAAACACAAAAAAGATGGCGTGTATTATAGTGAATTAATGATAAATGCTAATAAAAATTTTCATAAATGGAAAGATATATTAAATACTAAAAAAAAAGATGATTTGGCTGATTCATTTTTACAAGGAATTTGGTATTTAAAACATAATAATAATATTATATTTGCGGATGATTTAAAAATAAATATTGTATAATTATCATAATAGTATGGAAGTTATTGATTTAGGCGCATTAAATGAAATAGATGAATTACCTAGTACTCAAGTATCTAGAACAGGTGAATCTAAGTTAGGTTCAGGGATTGAATTATTAATGAATGAAAAGAAAGTTCCACCATCAAGTGATGATTTAAATTTAGGTGAATTGGATAATTTAGAAAATGAATTATCTGAAATATCTAATACAAATAATTCATCATCTATTAATATTAATAATGAAAACACAAAGACAGTTTCTGGAATAGCTAGTAATTTATTTGGTTTAGGCGAACCATTGCAAGAAGCTCCTATAAAAATAAACACAGAAGAAATATCTGATTCTAACTTGGGTCAAGCAACACGCGATAGTGTAGGTAATGCTAAAACATGGGATGGTTTTTCAAAAATGACAGAAATGCCTATAAACGATGAAATACCAGTAGTATCTACTATGAATGAACGTGAAAAACGACGTAAAAAGCGAACGATGTTAAAAAAATTAGAAGAATGGTATGAGAAGGGTATGATAAAACATAATTCAAATTTTACATTAGATTCAGATTATGATGAAATAGAAGATGAATATGAAACAGCATTGGAAGATAAGCGTAAAAAAGATGGTATTAAATTACAGGGTTGGTGGTTTATGACATTTATAAATTCATTAGAATATGCTAATAATATGTTTAATCCTTTTGATTTGAACCTAGACGGCTGGGGAGAACAGGTAAGTGAGGATATTGATAGTTATGAAGATATATTTGCTGAACTACATGATAAATATAAAGGTGGTAAATTAGCACCGGAAATATCCTTATTATTACGTGTAGGATTTAGTGCGGCGGTTTTAAATTTTTCTAATAAAGCACTTTCATCTGCTACTCCAGCATTCAATGATGTAATTAAACAAAGTCCTGAATTAATGAAAATGTTTACAAATGCTACTGTAAATAGTATGAGCCAACAATCTCCGGGATTTGCTATGGCAAATAATATAATGCAGGAACAAGAAAATAAGCCACGTGGTCCTCCTCCACCTGCTCCTGTTAAAACACAAAACCAAGAACCACCTAGTCGTCCTGGTATGAATTATACATCAAATAGACCAGATATAAATGCTAGTAGAGGAGCAATGTTTAGAGAACAAGGTGTAGATATGAATAATCATCAAAATATAAACGAACCTCCAAAAAGTATAAACCCACCTCAAAGACAGGAGATGAAAGGTCCTCAATCAAGTGATATTGATAACATCTTAGCTGGACTTAAAACACGAACCGTAAATATTCATGAAAAAACACCACCACAACAATCTCAACAAATGAATGATGAAGATTCAGTAATATCTATATCTTCTTTAAAAGATATTCAAAATTCGACAATGCCCAAAAAATCAAGAAAACGTAATTCTTCTAATAAAAATGTAGTATCATTAGATATCTAAAAATAATATAAAATATTTTTATTACTATATAATATATGGTATGATTGATCAGGAAACATTATTAATAATATTAGGTTCCAGTGCTGGTTCAATGATGATTATAATAGCAATAATATACATATATAACAATAATACTAATAGGTTACAAGATGATGATTATTTAAATGCTGATAATATTAGACAAAATCAATCATCATCAGACTCATCAACCGGTGCTATGTTTAGAGATTCGAGTAATATAACTTATATAGCAGATTTTAACGATGTATAAAGAAATAGTTAATATAATAACAATATAAAACTTATAATATTATTGTTATTATATGGATAGATTACATAATTTTTATAAAACACTAGATATGTTAATAATGTTTGATACAGCATTTATAATAAATTCTGTGAATTATATTAAGACAGAATTAGAGAAAGTAGATTATAATGAATTATCTATAAAAGTTTTTTTGTTATATGTTAATATAAAATCTTCAATAGATAATGTAAATTCTTATTTATATAAAAATATATCATCTATAAAAAATATAGTAGATTCTACAAATTATACATATAATTATATAAAAACTCAAATTAATAAAGTTCGTATAGAGCCATTTGAAAATAATTGGATATCAATATCAGTATTATTAAAGAATAATAAAGAATATTTTTATGGAAAAAATTATATTTATTTTGAAGATTATCAACATATAAAACCACATGAATCACCAGATATAAGCGAAAATGATTATTATAATAATTGTATTCAACATTTTGCTAATATAGGTAGGTCTTTTACAAATGATGATGATAATATATTAGAAAGTATGGTTATACTAAAGAAGAATGACAAATATGTTTATAAATCATGTTACAATGGTAATGTAATAAATAATTTAAATAGTTCTTGTAAGAAATCAAATATTTCGTTCTTATCAATAGAATATATTCATCCAGATATGAAAGAAAAAATAGTAATAGATTTACCAAAATCAGCGTATCTAGTTAATAATACATTACTATCTGCCTTATTTATAAAAAGGTATTTGGAATATCAATATGAAACGCATGTATTTGATTTAAATTATAAAATAAATATAATGGATAATAATATAAATATGTTGTCATTAAAATATCCAGAAATGATATTGTTAAAGGAAGATAGTTATGAGATTATAAGAAATGAATAAATAAATATATATAAAGATGTATTATAACTATATAGTAAGGGTTATACATAATGGATACATTGAGTACTCCATCCCACCAACATGCTTTAAATGGTAAATGGCAATTGTTTTACCATTTACCACAAGATAAAAACTGGGATCTTTCTAGTTATTCGGTTATTATGGATTCTATTGATACGGCCGAAAAAGTTATTGCGTTGAATGATATAATACATGATAATGTAATAAAAAATTGTATGTTGTTTGTAATGCGGGAAGGTATTACACCCATGTGGGAAGACACTAAAAACCGAAATGGTGGGTGTTTCTCATATAAAATAGCTAATAAACATGTAGCTGATGTATGGAAAAAATTATTTTATTTGTTATGTGGAGAGACGTTATGTAAAAATGAAAACCATAGTAACCATATAAATGGTATTACAGTCTCTCCCAAAAAGAATTTTTGTATTATAAAAATTTGGTTAGATATATCAACATTACAAGATCCTGATATTATTACAACTATTCCAAATTTACAAAAATTAGGGTGTTTATTTAAGAAACATGAACCAGAGTTTTAAAAAATTGAATATTTTGTTAATATATAGTTAAAATAAACAAAATATAATTAAGTATGAAAATAGTGCCAAGATATATTCAGTCTTTACAAGAAACTATAGATTACAAGATAGGATTAAATGCTAATGATAATTTTGATTTAATAGATTCTAGTAATGATAAGGATATATGGTTTCATTTATCAGATACTTCTTCTGGTCACGTTGTAGCAAACATACCGTTAAATAGTAAATACAATAAAAAACAGTTTCGTCAAATAATAAAACAAGGTGCTTTAGTTTGTAAAGAATATTCTAGGTTTAAATCACATAACAATATAGAAATAGTATATACGTCTATTGATAACCTAGTAAAAACAAATATAATAGGTCAGGTAAAATTATTAAATTTTAAATTAATAAAAATTTAATTAAATTTCTAATAAATGTATATAATGTCTAGTGAAGAAGTAGATATTTTTGTTGATTCGCCTAGCGAACAAATAACTGAAACTACTGAATTATGTGAAAATAAAGATTTATCACATAGCACCATGTTAGATTTATTAAGAATTACGTTATTAATATATAACTATGGAAAAACATTTACAATTGATAAAGATGTATGTATTGAAGAATTTGTATCAAATTTACAAGATACTGGTAAATTAGAACAAATGAAATTAAATGATACTAGAAAGAAAGTATTATTAGAAATGGCAGATAAAGTGCCTACAGGTAAAATAATCAATTTTATTACTGATCCTGATACTGATATACAAGTAGGTATAGCTGTATCAGAAGGAAAAAAGCGCATAACAGTAGTATTTCGCGGTAGTGAATCCATATCTGACTGGTATTATGATTTATTAATTATGAAACATAAATTACATGATAAAGTATGTGTTCATAGTGGATTTTATCGTCAATTAACAACAAACAATGTTCATGAAGAGTTAATTAAAAATATAAAGGATATTTTAAAGGAAAATCCAGATTATAACATATATGTAACTGGTCATAGTTTGGGAGGCGCTTTATCAACATTATTTGGTTATATATTATCAAGAGAAATAGAAAATAATATTGTAGTAGTATCATATGCCAGTCCGCGTGTTGGTAATTATTCTTGGAAACAATCATTCGAATCTAAAGAAAATCTAAAGCATTATCGTATAACAAATAAAAGAGATATTGTTACAGCTTTTCCTATGTATAAATATCACCATGTTGGAAAACATATTCAATTATCTAATAATAAATTTTTAACCTTTGAAAATTGTGACAATAAGAAATGGTATGAAGAAAGTATATTGACATGTTGGAGTCCATCTGAACATAATTGTGAATTATATTATAAAAGAATGAATAACAATATATGGTAAATTCATATAAAAATAATTATTAATATTTTATTATAATATGGTAAAATATTTAGTTTGTATATTAGTATCAAGTAATATTAGGTTATTGAAAGAATCCTTTAATAGTGTAAATAATCAAAAAAATTTTAATGATTATGATATATTTATTATAGTAAATACATTAAATGATATTTTCCATCAAGAAGTTCTAACTGAGTTCGGACATTCACATTATCCAAAATTAAAAAAAATTATTCGTACTGAATCAAATGGTTATCCAGGTAAAGGTCATAATTCAGTATTAAAAGTGTTCTATAAAGATAATCGTTATGAAAATTTAATAATGTTAGATGGAGATGATTTTTTATTTCCATTTGCGTTAGAAAGAATAAATAATGTGAAAAATATGGAAAAATCAGATGTAATACCATTAGTAGGAAATACAAGTATAAACCGCTTTAGTACAAGTTTTAATAAAATTCATGATAGTGAATATACAGATAATAATACACATCAATACGATTTAAATATATCCTATAAAGTATCTGAATGTAAAAACATTCATCATATACACCCTGATTATAATAAATTATTAATAACTCCTTTCCGTTTATTATGTACAAATAGAAAAATATTGGATAAATATGAAAAACTATATGATGAAAGAATGTATGTATATGATGATTTTATGTATACAATATTATTTTATAAAGAAATAAAAAAAGGAGATATTAAATTTACATTACTATCTGACGCATACACATATTTATATAATGGAATCAATGATAATAGTGTATCTTTAAAATATCGTAATAATATTAAATCAAAAAATGATGAACTAGATAATGAAAATAAATTAAAACTCTTTAAAGAATTTAATATGGATGTTAATAAGTATGATTTAACAGAATTATCAGTTAAACCTTATCATAAAATAATTAAAGATACTATTAATATAGAAGATGTATATAATTTTCATAATGAAATGATTATCAAATTACAAACAGTAATACCTACATTATTACCAAAAAAACGAATAATATTTATAGATTATAGTGATTGGAATTATAATACAATTAACACTCGCTCATTAGGAGGTACAGAGTCAGCTATATACAGTTTATCTAAAAAATTGGCAAATGAATATGATATAATAGTAATGACAAAATCTAAAGAAACCATACAGATTCATTCTGATTTTATATATGTTCCACTTAGTGAAGACATAATATATAAATTAAAACCAGATATAATTGTATTTCAAGGACAATGTCCCTTAAATAAGGATTTTTTTATGAATATAAACCCTAATATGAAACTATGGAATTGGTTACATCATGATATAAGCGTTCAATTTATAACTAATAAGGTTATTCATTTTCCTTTTGATAAATATATTTTTGTAAGTAATTGGCAAAAAAATCGTTATATACAACATTTTAAATTACAACATAGTAAATGTGTTGTTTTACAAAATGGTATATCTGATTTTATTAATATAGATGATTTAAAAATTTTACCAAAAGAAAAGACATTAATATATTATAGCACTCCATATAGAGGATTAATAATAGCTTACCATTTATTTCAACAGATAAAGAAAATTATACCTGATATCAAATTTAAAATATTTTCATGTTTTAATCGTAATAGTAAGAATGATAAAACGCGTTATTTACCAATTAAAAGTCTAGATGAAATTAACGAAACACCAGAAGACAGAACTTATGGAAGTGTTTATAAGTTATTAATAGATGATCCTAACATAGATTTTTATGGTTCTGTCCCTCAAAAAGTATTATTTGAACATGTAAAAAAGGCTATGATATTTTTTTATCCAAATACATATCCTGAAACTTGTTGTACATCTATATTAGAAGCAATGGCACATAGATGTAATGTTATTTCATCAGAATTAGGTGCAATACCAGAAACATCTAATGGGTTTGCTAATTTATTTAATCCATTAATAGATGTATTACATGATAGATATAATACAAACCAATGTATAGATAATCCTATTCAAATTGATGATGTATCTACAAATTATTGTAAATCATTTATAGAAAAAACTATAGATATTATTAATAATTATTATAGTAACTATAATCAAGAATTATTAACTAATCAACAATCATATATTGAAAAATGTAAATGGAGTGATAGAGCAGAAATATTTAAAAAGTTTTTGTAAATAATTAATTAATAGAAAATAATTAATTATTTATATATTTGTAAAATAATCTATAGTTTTTATTATACCACTTTTTAAATTATAAACAGGTTTCCAGTTTAATATTTGTTTCGCCAAATTTATATCAGGTTTTCTATTTGTAGGATCATCTAATGGTAAAGGTTCATATGTTATTTGAGATTTAGATTCAGTTAATTCTACAATAATATTTGCTAATTCTTTTACAGTTAATTCTTGTGGATTACCTATATTTACTGGATAAATATAATCAGAGTTCATTAATTTAATTAATCCATCTATTTGATCATCTATATAACAAAAGCTACGTGTTTGGTTACCTTCGCCATATAAAGTAATATTTTCATTATTTAAAGCTTGATTAATAAAATTTGATACAACCCTTCCATCATTTTTATCCATTCGAGGACCATAAGTGTTAAATATACGAACTATACGAATATCAACATTATATTTTTTGTGATAATCCATCATTAATGTTTCTGCTATACGTTTTCCTTCATCATAACAACTTCTTATTCCTATAGTATTTACATTACCTCTATAATTTTCATTTTGAGGTGTTATTTCTGGTTCTCCATAGATTTCTGATGTTGATGATTGTAATATAGTAGCGTTCTTTTCTTTTGCTAATTCTAATAAATTTATTATACCTATAAAATTTACTTTTAATGTATATATTGGATCTAATTGATATTTTGGTGGTGAAGCAGGACAAGCAAAGTTATATATTTGGTCAATATTTTCATTAATTTTTAAAGGTTCTATTATGTCATGTTTGATAAATTTAAATCTACTATGTTCTAATAAATGCTCAATATTTTGTATATTACTAGTATACAAATTATCAACACAAATTATATTATTACCATCATTTAATAATCTTTCACATATATTTGAACCAATAAATCCTACACCTCCTGTTATCAAAATATTTTTCATAAATAATATATTTATAATTTATTATTTATACCCTTGAATATAAAAATTTATATTTTTAATAAAATACATATTCGGTACTTATCAAAAAATCTAATATGGACTAGCATTTTGCATCTCTAATTCAACAAGTCTATCATATGTGTTTTTTTCATTTGCGCGTTTTTTTCTAAGTGGTAAACCTCTTAGAATTCGGTTTTCGCGTTCCTCTTCCTTTTTTGCTTGTTTCATCGCCATTGCGACAAGTCTATTATACTTTCTTTCTTCTCTTGCTTTTTCTGCTGCCTTTCGTTGTTCTACTTTAGCTGCTAATTTTGCTACTTTTTCGGTTTCCTTTGCTGCTAATTTTGCAGCTTTTTCGGCTTCCTTTGCTGCTAATTTTGCGGCTTTTTCGGCTTCCTTTGCTACTTTTTTTGCTGCTTTTTCGGCTTCCTTTGCCGCTTTTTTTGCTGCAGCTGCTTCCTTATTCATACGTTGTGTTTTGTTATGAGAGTTACCACCTTTAATACGACGTGTATGCTTCATATTTTTATATACTTACTAAATATAATAAAACATATTTTTATCTTTTTATTATATTCTGTCCCATTTTAAATATCCGAAGGTTTATATAAATTAAAGAGGTGGTAAATTTGCTAAGCATAATTTAATTGAACCTAATGAAGCTACATCATATTTTATAATTAATGGCAAATCATTACCTAGGTACATTTCCAAATGACTACATAAAGGTGTGCATTTTATAAAGTGTGATAAACTTTTTAATGAAAATTCACCCTGATATATTGTAGATTCATCTGATTTTCTCATAAAATTCATATTTCCTTCTGATTCTGAACGGAAAATACGCGAACTAGCAAAATTACCTTCACATGAAAATATTAAATCGGAACCAACGGACTTAATTTCTATTCTATCAGAAATACTATTTAAATCACGAATTATTTTTTGAAAATCAGATGTAGGTAAATTAATAATAGTAGAATATTCTACGTCAGGAACATTTAATTCATCTGTATCAGGTTCTATTAATCTTAATTTTTGACTATAACATTGTTTTATATCGCCATTATCGTATTGTAATCCAAGATGAGATACTATACCTTCATTATAATCACTATTATCTATATACATTGACAAGGTATCATCATTTGACATAGTAGATATAACCTTAAACAAATGTAATGTATTCGCACATACAATAATTTTATCAGGCTTACATTCATACTTTTCAAATTTATTCGCATCTAAAAGGACATTTACTAAGATTGTATGGGTTTTATCAAAATTAATAATTTTCATTCCTGACTTTGTATAAGTAATAGTAGCATCTGTTAAAATATCCTTTATAGCTGTAATCATATTACGTATAGGTTGAATTTGAACTGTTTTTATAGTTAATACATTATTTTCTTCATTCATAGTAGTCGTAGTATAATAAATAATATAATGCGTTTGTTTTTATATTTTAGTTAGTATAACATATTTAATGACGTATAATTTAACTAATTTAATTTATAATTAGGTATAGAGATTTAGAAAAAATATAATTGATATATATATAATTATGGCTACCCCATTAAATAGTGCTAACTATACTGGTTTAAATGACGCGATTATTGCGATAATGAAAGGAGGCAAAAGAGCTTTAATTTCTATTTATACTAATGCTGAAGGAACTACCCTTGCTACTGATTCTCACGGTACTCTTGAAAATCGTGAAGTATTAAGTGCTAGTTTTACTGCGTCATATAAAGATGATGATGGTAATGATACAAACCCTTTTGTAGTTATTAAATTTAAAGATGGTGAAGGTATGGTAAATGCTAAATTTATTGATTACTTTACTACTGTTGATTATGTTGAAGATCATTGGTATGTTCTTTCTCAGGCTGATATTATCCGTAAAAGATTTTAAGCATATGTAATTTTTATTAATATTATTGTATTTTTATAATATTAATACTTTAGTCGTTTATTTATGCTTTTTAGTTGTTCGTTTTCTGTTACCGGCCTTTCTAGTTAATTTATTTCTCTTACCGTTTTTTCTAGTTGAATTCTTGCCTTTACTGTATTTTCTAGTTAATCTCTTTCCCTTACCACCATTTTTACATTTTGTTAATAATACATCATTTGATATGTAATTTAAACCACATGATTTTATAGCAACCGCAGCTTGACAGTGATTCGCACTTACAGCTGCTTCTTCACCTACCAAATTAGCTTTCATTGATTTTGCTAGTTGGGCATATTCATATACTACATTTAATATATCATTTGCTAGTTTTCTACGGTTTTTTATTTTAGTAGCTTCTTTATTTCTACCATCCAAAGGAAGCAATGCTTTTGATTGTAAGGTGATTGCTTCACGAGATAACTTATCATTTATAGTACTATTATATTTTATAGATTTATCTAAAGCTGTTGCAGGATTAATTGGTATATCTTTAGTTAATGTTTTAAATGTTTCATCATATTTTAGCAAAACATGTATGAAATCATTACGTAATTTTGAAATATAGTCATCTATACGCTTTAACTGAGTTTCTTTATCAATTAGAGATACTACTTCTTTAATTTTTTTTACATAATCATTGATCATCCTAGCAAGTTCATGAGTAACAGTTGAACCTCTTACGCTTTCCCCTTTATATAAACGCATATCTAAAGAAGTTATAGGAACGGGAGTATTATTTTTACATTGTGTTGTAATATAAATGTTATATTTATTTTTAATAACAAAATCTAAATATTCCAGAGGAACCATAACACCAAATATAGCGATTATATCCAAATTTAGCTGAGGACCTCCTACTATATTTTCTTTTTTAGCTACAAATGCACCATCTATTTTTTTGCATTGAAAAACAATTTTAGATCTATCTAATGTATCTTTATTATTTATCATACCGTTTAACGTTGATTTCTCAATTAAAGTAATATTATTATTGTCTATAAATATTAAATTATTATCACTTTCGTTTATATAATTACATAAGTCTATATCTTCCATAGTAATAACATCGGAATGTATAATTTTGTCGCCGTCTTTTTTAAAAATTGAGCTAACATCTCCTTTGTATTCTTCCAATTTAATCTTTTTTCTTTTTAATAATAAGTCTAACTCTGAAGGTTCTTCTTGTGTGTTATCTATTTCGTTATCAACTGAATTGTCGGTTGTATTAAGGTCTTCTATACGTAATGGTTGCTGTATTTCTTCTTCTGTACGGTCTAATAAAAAATTAATAGCATTCTCATCTATATTGTGTTCTTGACCATTAATAGCGTTGTCATCTATATTATGCTCTTCATCATCATGTTCTATCATAGAAAACTCACTATCATTATCATCATCTGGATTATAACTAGGTGATACATCTGAAGTAATATCCGGATTTTGTGAATATATTTTATCCATTACAGTTTGTGGTATTCTAGATAAATTTAAATTTGTTGGATTAATTATTCGTATTCCTTCTACTTTGGTTTCATTATTCATAATTACACCTGTAAAATCGCAATCTTCAAAAGTAGTATATTCTAAGGACGCAGAGCTAAAATCAGTATCTTTTAATTCACAGCCTACAAACATAAAATCATTAAAATATTCTTTTGGAAAATTACAATCATGTAGTAGAGTATTTATAAATGTTATAGGGGTTTTAAAGTCTTGTCCATAAGGTCTATAGCTGTTAATAGTTACATTTATCATATTACAATCTCTAAATTCTGCTAAATTGTATTCACATGAATAAAAAGATACGTTTAAAAAATTTGATTCTATAAATTGAACCTTTTTAAATGTTACATTCGTAAATGTAGAATCTTCTAATACACATGTTACTATATTCATATTATTAAATTTTATAGAACCTAAATCTTTTCCTCTTAGTAAAGACGTTTCTATGTCTTTACTATAACTGTCACCATCTTCAATACGTGGGAATGGTCCAGCCCAATTACCACCTTTTTTCAGATGTTTTTTTACCATATCTAGTTTTATATTATAAAATTAGATAATATTATTGTATTTTATATTGCCCATTTTCCTTTATTAATTTACCTTTATATATAGGTTCTATATTTGGATTAGATAATGCGTTATTATAACTAGTATAGTCATATAATTCATTCGTATCTATTTTCAACGCATAATCAACATTATGAATAGTTACTTTTTGCACATCCCATTTTAATGTAACTACATCTAATCCTTCTTTTTGTGTGCTATCTACTTCAAATGAAGGATATGAGCCAAAAGTATTTGATTCTATTTTACCATATCCATAACATACCATTGGATTTTCAGTAGAACCAGTTTTCGCATAAATATGACAATCTACTGCGGTTTCTTTAACAGCTTGTAAAATTTGATTATTAATACGTTGTTTCATACTAGCTATTTCATATAAAGTTTCATCTGTAGTAACTGGTGTTTTTTTATCAAGACGACTTATATCTCGAATTCTTAATTCAATATTTTGGTCATCAGTTTTTTGTTTTTGACTTAACGATGTAACATATAAGAAAACTTGTACTGTTTGTAATTCTTCTGGTAAATCTTGATGACTACAAATACGTCTAGCACGCCCTACAACCTGATCTACACGAACCATATGCCAATAAGGTTCAATAATATGAACATACCGTGTATTTTTTAAATTTATACCTTCAGCACCTGATGCTGTAATCATAAAAATTTTTATAATCTCGCCATATTTATTATTTTCATGTTGTTCTTTTAATTTACTAGCAATATTTACAGGTATAAATTCCCAAGAACCATTATATATGTTACGTATGATTTCTTTTTCTTCGGCACTTTCAGTTCCAGTATATAAAACAAATTTGGGTTTTCCTTTATCTTCATCATGTTCTACTATTTCCCAATTATCATTACCTCTTTTAATTTTAAATTCGGCAAATCCATTTGCCAATAGTATTAATCGTAAAATACCAATACCTTCTAATGTTCTAAAATGACTATATAGTAAATGAAGACCTTTATAATCAGGATTTAATAAATTTTGTAATACATTTAAAAATTTTGGACTTAAAATTTCTAATGATTCGTATGTAAAATATTTATGTTCATTTGTATTAGGAATAACAGTATTTATTTGGGTAAGCGCATGTTCAATACGTTTTGCGTAATTATCAATATCAATACTATTGTCTTCTTTATTATCATCGGCATTAGAATATACATCTATTTCTTGTGTTAATGATTCTGGAACAACATCGAAATCATTTTCATCCATATTTTCTACATTTTTATTTGGCACAGGTCTTTCAATACCTTCTGGAAATACAAAATTACACGCAGCTCTGGAAAAAATACGATAAGTAGAAGCAGTATTTTTAAATAAATCATCTTCTGTAGGTTTATTTTTTTTACGTTTTATTACCTTTTCTTTATCTGCTTCTACTTTGCGTATTTTAGTATAAACACCAAATTGATAATCAGACATTTCATTATATACAATATGGTAATCATCACCTTTTTCTGTAGGAACTAATGAAGGTAACAAATTTTCTTGAGCACTTCTAAAATAAGAAGTAAGACCTAAAATACGTCTTTGAAATAATGGTAATTGTTGTGCGGTTGCGGTATCACTATTTACAAATGTTCCCAAAAATGAATCTGATGAATCTGGTAAGCATTTATTATAAGTTAATTCTATCATTTTTTCATTAGCTTCTAAGTTATTTTTTTTTAGAATAGAAATTACTTTTTCTATGAAGTCTTTATCTGATAAATTACCACTTTCATCTAATTTAACACCATCATATCGTGCGAAACTATCGTCAGCTCCACCTTTTATTTTTTTTGTTTTATTTTTATCGGATATTTTTTGTTTTTGAGTTCCTTTTAATACTCCTCGTTTTTTCATATTAATAAAACCATAAGGATTTTTTGTAATTGTTAATTTATTACCACTATATTCTACAAAATCATAAGTCTTTAATCCACCCTTATCAAACATAGTTAAAATAGCACTAGTATCTATCTTTTGTGATGTTTGAACATTAATAGGTATAGTCCATGTTTTTATATATCCACGTAAAATATTATATAAAATACCTATTTCATTAGGATAATTGATAATAGGTGTTCCTGATAATAATACAATACGAGAATTATTAGCTTTCATTAGATAATCATATAATATATATGAAATAGAGTTTGGTGACTTAATTTTATTTACAATTCTACTTACAAAATTATGTGCTTCATCTATTATGATTACTGCATTATCAAAAGGATTTTTTGTTAAATTATCAGTTAATTTATTTAAAATATTCATATTTAAGCCATTATAATTGATATCTTTATACTTAGATCGTATCATTTGATTTAATTGTAAATCTATTTTGTTTTTATCATCTGTATTTAATTCAGAAAAATTAGGACTTTTGTTAATATTTACTAACCAAGCACCATTATTTTTACGTACATAATCAACTGGTAATGATAATGCGGTTGATAGTATAGGTAAGTATTCAGGGTTTCCATCAATTGAAATAAATTCCCAATATTGATTTTTTTTATATAATTCATCACCGCACTTCTTTAATTCACTAAAATAATTCATTTTTAATGATGCTGGTGTTAAAATAAATACTTGTTTATTACTCTTCATTCCTTCAGCTATAGCAATAGAACTACATGTTTTACCTGATCCTAAGCCATGATATAATAATAAACCTCGATATGGAGTATATAAATTTAAATAATCACGAACTATACTTTGATGAGCTAATAAGTTAAAATCTTCTGAAATATTCTTATTACAACTTACATTTTCGCTAGATTCTAATATCTCATTTTCTCTTTTAGAAAACATTTTATTGATTTTTTGAATAAATAATTTACGGTTATTCATATAGTATGGAGGTGCTTTGATTATATTTTTTTCACGTTCAATTGGCAAACGGTCTTTTATTTTTTGTGTTCTTATTACAGATGTTGTTAAATCTACTTTACTTTCTTCTACTGGTTCTTCTAATACTATTTTTTTAGGTTTTTTTGTAGGTTTTTCTTTATCATCTAATATCTCTTCTACAATTTCTTCTTTAATCTCTTCTTCAGTTCTTACTGGTTTTTCTAGTTCAACATATTTCTTTATTTTATTCATTTCTGTTATTTTATTATTAAATACTTCTTCATCCTCTTTTATTTCAACATCCTCTTTTGTTTCTTCAGAAACTTCATTGTCGTCTGATTCATCTGAAATTTTAGATTCTATTTCATTTAATACTATTTGTTTATCACTTTTTAATATTGTATTATCAGGAATTATAGTTGGTGTTGGTATATTCTCAGGAACATAAATCTCAGTTTTTAATTGAGAAGGACGTTGTTTTACAATAAGTAAATCATTTTTTTGCAACCTATCTAAAACAATATTCCTATTTATTGTAGAATCGCGACGTTTATCTACAATTTTTGGATGTTTAATATATACTTTAGATTCTGTATTAGGTATTATTTTTGTTTGTAATAATTCTAAATATGTTGCTGGAACACTCATTATCTTATAATTTATATATAGTATGAATACAAATTATATTTATTATCTTTTATCATAGTTGATTTAATAATTACTTAACTTTCTAATAGCATCTTCACACGCTATTTGTTCTGCCTTCTTTTTAATTTTATGCGTTCCTTCTCCTAAAAATATAAATACTTTATTATATTGTGACATATATTGGTGTATATCAGTATATTTATTAAAATTACTTATATGTTGTGATTGATTTGGCTTTAACGTATGTATTGCTTGTCCTAAACATAGATATACTCCCATATGATAACCAATCTCCGCATCATGTTCTTGAACTTCTAGATAGTCAGGTGTTACTTTAAATTCTTTTTGGATTTTTACTTGAAGTATGTTTTTATAATTATCATCATTACGAATTAAATTCATCCAATCTACATGTTTTTCAAAAACATTCTCTACAAACGTTTGAACCATTTGAAAACCAGGTCCAGTTTTAAATACATTTTGAAACCAATATTCTTCATCATGAACAGTTATTTTATTAAAATCTAAAAACATTGCTCCTATAAATGATTCAAACAAACATCCCAATTTTTTAAGATTGGTTCGGGTTTGTTTCGTTTCAGCATGCTTTGATAAAATTAACCACTTATGTAATCCCATATCATATGCCATTTTACCGATTGATTCATTTTTTACTAATGCTATTTTTTTTTCAGTCATAAACCCTTCATTTTCTTTAGGAAAACGTTTATATAAATAATATTTAGTGATACATTCTAGGACGCCATCTCCTACAAATTCTAGTCTTTCATTAGACTTTGTATATAAAGGTAAGCAATCATTTGGTTTAGAAACTATAGTTATATTATTTTCTTCATTTTCTAGGTCAGGACGTTTAGTGTATGAACGATGCACAAATGCCCTTTTATATAAATTTGAATTAAAAATGTTAGCAGTTATACCATAATTCGATAAAATATTTTTTATTTCAAAATCTTCTATTACTGTATTTAGGGGGTTATAAGGATCAAATATATATGTTTCGATTCCATTTATATTTTTTTCTACGCGTATATCTTCGTCCATATTCATTTTATTCTATAAATAAAATGAATTATATAAATATATCATTTGTTACGTTTATATTGTTTTAATATATATTTTGAGTACACAGAAAAAATATTTAGTAAATATATAATATGGTATTGAGTTCTTCAAGTAGAGCATCTCGTATTGCAAGCATTGCTAATCAAGATAGTCAAGGTGGAAGCAAGAAATCCGGCCTAGCACCTACCGTAGGTAAAGATTCATTCGCAACTATTTTCGTCCAGGGTAGAGCTGGTAATGTATTAGATACAACTTTACATGATCCCGCTGTAAGACAATCTAGACCTATTGGTGTTTCTGCCATGATCTGGCGTTAAATAATTTATTTTTAAATGATATAACAAATAGATGTTTATTATATTATTTATATGAAAATTATAGTAGATATTAGAGAACAAGCACTTTATGATAAACTTGATATAAAATTACATTCATTATCAACACCTTCCTTTGTAACTATTGAACGTGATACATTACCATTAGGCGATATTATAATAAAAACTGATGAAGATAAAAATGTTTTATTAATTGAGAGAAAAACTTATAGTGACTTGTTATCATCTATTAAAGATGGAAGATATGAAGAACAATCCCATAGATTAATTCATTCATCTGGATATCCATTACATTCTATTATTTATTTATTTGAAGGGTTAATATCACAAGTAAAAACTTCATTAGAATTAAAAATTATTTATTCAGCAATTACATCATTACATTTCTTTAAAGGATTTAGTGTTTATAAAACAGCTACTGTTGATGAAACCGCTAATTGGTTAATTTATACAGCTAACAAGATTGATAGAGATTTTGGAAGAGGTAAGATACCTTATTATTTACAAGATAGTTTTAATAAAGATATAAATGTTACTAATACATTAAATAAAGTTGATTCTGAAATTCCTAATTATTGTTCCGTAGTAAAAAAAGTAAAAAAAGATAATATTACTCCAAAAAATATTGGTGAAATTATCCTTTGTCAAATACCTGGTATTAGTTCTGTAACAGCTATATCCATTATGAAAAATTATTCATCATTTAATAAATTTATTAATTCATTACAAAATGATCCTCATTGTATTGATAGTATTACTGTAACAAATAATGGAAAAACACGTAAAATTAGCAAGACTTCATTAGATAACATACGTAATTATTTACTATATGTTGGAGATGAACCACAAGAAAATAATATTGACATTAGTAATGTGGAAATATCATGATTATGTAATATAGCTATAATATTACATAATTAAAGAACATCAATAGGTGGTTTTACGTTACTTGGTAGTTTTGAAAAAAAAGAAACGTTTGGTGGTTTATTAAAAACGGGTTTTGTTATTTCACGTCCTTTATATTTTCCTGATTTAACCATTTCACGTGAATGAGTTACACCGCCCCAATTAGAGTCCATTGGATTATCACTTTTAATATCATTTTGTGTAGAATCATGTATCGCATCTAAGTTTGTATAAACACCAACATAATTACCTTGTGGGTCAAATCCAGGATAATTATTTTTATTATAAGGAGGATTTAAACGGTTAGCATCAGATACCTTTACAATATCCATACTAGTATTAGTAGATGATAAACCACCTTGCAAATCAAAGGGACTAGGGCGTATTCTATATACATCCTCTCCCTGTGTTGTAGTTTCTTGTTGTAAATATAATATTGGGCATTCTATTCCATTCTTTTTCTGATATTTTATAAACTCTATATATTCGTCTAAACTTTGAAATAAAATTGGATTCTTTCCTTCAGTTACAGGCTCTTTTGTATTATACAATAATAATCCTTTTCCTTTTTTCATTAGTAAATCTGGACAAGATTTAGGTATAGAATTCATACTTTCAACATTTGATACCACTTCTTGTTTATTTGTTTCTATATTACAATACATAGTTGCGTAAAAACCAATTATAAATACTATAATCAGAAATAATATTATAAATAACCTGATTTTTTCCATTATTAATATATTATATATTAGGAAAAGAATACTATATATTATAATTTCTATATATATTATAAATGGTTCAATCTAAAACATCAAAAAAATCTCTCTCTAAACCTGAAAAAACTGTTAAAAATAAAACTAGAACAAAAAGTAAAGGTAAAAAGAGTAAAACTAATAAAAAATTACCTGCACATGAAGAAAAATCTGTTGTTCTGATTTATGCTAATTGGTGTCCTCACTGCGTATCAATGAAACCTGAATGGGATAATATGAAATCTAAATTACATAATAATATTGAAGTTATTGAAATTGAAGATTCTGATTTTGATAAAGAAGTTAAATTACATAATATTCAAAATAGTAAATTACATAATGAAGAGCTAGAAATATTAGGATATCCTACTATGATAAAAATTCAAGGCGGTCGTGCGTTTTATTATGATGGTGATAGAATATCAGATAAAATGTATGAATGGATTAATGCACCCACTAAAAAGGGAGGATATAGAATAAAAAGTATTCGTAAAAATAATAAAAGCCTTCGTAAAAATAATTGAAGTATTCATATAAAAATATAATTTATAATTTATAATTTATATTTTGTTTTTAATAATAGAGTTTGACAGAGAACATATACTATATGTTTTTTCATTGTACTTGTAATTTCGTATATACCAATTATGAAAGCCAACCTTATCAATCATATTTGATTCTTTTTCAATACAATAACTTGAATTCGTTAGGTTATCAATATAAAGCATATTTATATTATTTGGTTTAAATATTTTTTGATTACGAAATAATAGTATATTAAATATAGATTTTTCACAAAATTTATGTATCATTATACTTAATATATTATAAATACTTATATTTATATATTACAAAATTGAATAAATAAAGATAATTAAACACTATTCAATAAAATAACATAATATGTCACAATCACAACGTACATCTAAAAAACTTTCCGTTCGAAAATCGTTTCGTATGTTCGATTTTCATACATATGATGAGTCTGAAAATACAGAATATGGATCAGATAATTCAGATGATGGAAAATATAAACAATATACTGATAATAAAAAATTTATTATTCAAATGTTTGGTGTAAATGAAAAGGGTGAAACTTGTTGTGTTTATGTTCAAGATTACAAACCCTTCTTCTTTGTAAAAGTTGGAGATGACTGGAATGAATACGATAAACGCTGTTTTATAGATGATATTAAATCAAAACTAGGAAAAGTCTATAAAGATTCTATTATTTCTACACATTTGGTAGATTATCACAAATTATATGGATTTTCCGGTGGTAAGAAACATAAATTTATTAAGTTAGTTTTTAAAAATAGTAGTTCTATGAATAAAACTAAGAATTTATGGTTTGAATATGTCGAAAACAAAAAAACTGGAGAAAATATGCGAAAAAGAACAAATCTAATATTTAAAAAAATAGAAATTGAATTATATGAAAGTAATATACCTCCATTACTTCGTTATTTTCATATTACAACCGTCAGTCCTTCTGGTTGGGTGTCATTTAATACATCTCGTATGATAAAACCTCCTATATTAACAACTACATGTAAATATGAATATTTATGTTCTTATAAAGACTTAACCGCTATGCCCGATAAAGAAACACGAGTTCCATTTAAAATATGTAGTTTTGATATTGAAGCTAGTAGTAGTCATGGTGATTTTCCTATACCTATTAAAACATATAAACGGTTTGCTACTAACTTAGTTGATGTATTTAGATATCAAGAAAATTATTTACATGATCAAAAAATGAAGGAAACTTTACTTAAGAAGTGTGTATTGGCTACATTCAATTTTGGTAAATGTGAAAATATTGATATTGTTTATCCTAAAAAATCTGTATCTAAACAATTTATTGAAAGTAAATTAGATATGCTAATAAATCTTCCAGTAGAAAAGGCAAAAGAAACACATGGTGATGAGGAAAATAAACAATTGTTAAAAATAGATACTATGTTTGAAAAATCTAATCAATCTTATAATTCTGAACATAATATTGGTGATAGTGATGAACTAGAACCAAATGAAGACAACAATGAAAATACGTATATGTCATACGAAAAAAAGGTTCGAACTAATAAAAAATCAACAATTATAGATATATTGATGAGTGATAAATACGAACGTGATGAAAAAATATTATTAGTTAATGAAGTAATTACTTTAATATTTCCACCATTAGAAGGTGATAAAGTAACATTTATAGGTTCTACATTTTTAAAATATGGTGATACAGAACCATACATGAATCATTGTTTAGTATTAGGAACATGTGATGATGTAGATGGTTCCATTATTCAAACTGTTAATACAGAAAAAGAATTATTGTTAGAATGGGCATCTCTTATACAAAAAGAAAATCCAGATATTATGATTGGATATAATATTTTTGGTTTTGATTATGAATTTATGTTTCGTAGAGCACAAGAAAATAAATGCGATAGACAATTCCTATTATTATCACGTAAAATTAATGAATTATGTGCTAAAGAAGACGCTAACCATAATTTGAATATTGAAAATACAAAAATGCAAATCGCTAGTGGTGATTATGATCTTAGATATTTTCAAATGACTGGTAGATTACAAATTGATATGTATGCTTATTTTAGAAGAGATTTTAATTTATCATCTTATAAATTAGATGATGTCGCTGGTCAATATATTAGTGATAGTATTAAAAAAGTAGAATGTTCTTTACATGAAATATATGGTAATGTTACTGAATTATATAGTAAAAATTTATCAGGACTTCATAAAGACGATTTTATACATATTGAATTCAGTGGAGTAACTACAAATTATTATAAAAATGGGCAAAAATTCAAGGTTATTGATATTATATATGACAAAACTATTACAAAACAAGTTGATGGAAAAGATATTACTGAAAAGTATAACGTTATTATTATTCAAAATCATGAAACCGATTTAGTTGATGCAAAATCACTAAAATGGGGAACAGCTAAAGATGATGTAACCCCTCAAGATATTTTTAGATTAGCAAATGGATCATCTAGTGATAGAGCTATCGTCGCAAAATATTGTATTCAAGATTGTAATTTGGTTCATCATCTTATGAATAAAATAGATGTTATTACCGGATATACAGAAATGGCTAGTATCTGTAGTGTCCCTATTAGTTTCTTAGTATTCAGGGGACAAGGTATTAAATTAACTAGCTTTGTTGCTAAAAAATGTCGCGAAAAAAATACATTAATGCCTGATTTAGAAAAAACTTATAAAGAAGAAGGTTATGAAGGTGCTATTGTTCTTCCACCAAAATGTTCTATGTATATGGATAATCCTGTAGCATGTGTTGATTATTCATCTCTATATCCATCCTCTATGATTAGTCAAAATTATTCACATGACAGTAAAGTTTGGACAAAAACATACGATTTAGATGACAATTTAATAAATGTAACTGGCGAACGTGATTCAGATGGTAATTTTATATATGATAATTTACCCGAGTATCAATATATTGATATAGAATTTGATACATATGAATATTTGCGAAATCCATATAATCCATTATCTAAAAAGGTAAAAACTAAAGTAGGTAGAATGATTTGTAGATGGGCACAGTTACCTAATAATCAAAAATCTATTATGCCTTCTATTTTAGAAGAGTTATTAAAAGCTAGAAAAGATACTCGTAAAATGATTAAAACTGAACCTGACCCTTTTATACAAAATATTTTGGATAAACGACAATTAGGATATAAAGTCACGGCAAATTCATTATATGGACAATGTGGAGCTAGAACATCTACTTTTTATGAAAAAGATGTTGCAGCATCTACTACTGCAACTGGACGAATGATGATTATTTACGCTAAGAAAATGATTGAAAATATTTATGGTGATCTTATATACGAAACAAAATGTGTTGGTTCTGTAAGATGTAAAGCTGAATATGTATATGGTGATACCGATTCTGTATTCTATACATTTAATCTTGAAGACCCAATTACTGGAGAAAAAATTAGAGGCAGGAAGGCTCTTGAAGCTACAATTGAAATATCACAAGAAGTTGCTGTTATATGTAGCAATTATTTAAAACCACCTATGTATTTAGAATATGAAAAAACACTTATGCCTTTTATATTACTATCAAAAAAACGATACGTTGGAATGTTATACGAGGAAGACCCTAATAAAGCATATTTAAAGTATATGGGGTTATCTATCAAACGTAGAGATTCTTGTGACTATTTAAAAGATGTTTATGGTGATATCTTAAATATTCTAATGAAAAATAATAATATTGAAGAAGCTATTAAATATTTAGAATCTGCTTTAAATAATTTAATTGAAGGTAAAGTAAGTATGGATAAATTAACTATTACAAAAGCTTTAAAAGGTTATTATAAAAATCCTAATCAAATTGGTCATAATGTTTTAGCTAATAGAATTGGACAACGTGATCCTGGTAATAAACCTAAACCTGGAGATAGAATGAAATTTGTATTTATTGTTAATGACAAACCTAAAGCATTAATGGGAGATAAAATAGAAACACCTGAATATATTATTAATAATAATCTTCAAATTGATTATACCCATTATATTACAAATCAACTCATGAAACCATTACAACAATTATTTGGGTTAGCATTAGAACAAATCTGGATTATGCAGAATAAAAGATCTGCTATTAAAACTTTTAATAAAGATTTGTTAAAGCTAGAAAATGAAGGACACGATTTTGAAACTTTTATGAAAAAGAAAGAAAAATTATGCAGCGCTAAAATAAAAATACTACTGTTTGATAAAGTTATCAACGCTATTTATAATAAAAAACATCGCATTCAAACTATAGATACGTTCTTTGTAAAATCTAAATAAAGTATTATTTATAAATTTAATGTTATATTTTTTATAGCATTAAAATGTTATTAATCTAAATTATCTGATGTTTCAGTATTTTCTTCATTAGTTTCTTCCGTGTTCTCATTGGATTGTCGTGTTAATGTTATTGGTATATTTAAACTAACTAATGAATTAGATACATCTGAAAATATATTGTGTATATTATCTACTTCAGAAGTAATCATTGTTGTAAATAATTGCGTTAGTTCATCAGCAACTCTACGCATTTGGTGTGAATCTGTTGTATTTTGTGAAATATCTACTGGATTTTGTGAAATATCTACTGGATTTTGTGAAATATCTGTTGGATTTTGTGAAATATCTGTTGGATTTTGTGAAATATCTGTTGGATTTTGTGAAATATCTATTGGGCGTATAAATTGATATTCACGAATATCAAATCTACAAACTGGACAACGAACATTACTTGTAAACCAATTATTTATAGGGTCTCTACGAAATGTATGGCCACAATGTTTTATTCTACGTACATGGTCACCTTCATTAAACTCCTCTAATGTAATAGGACATCTTGTATTTATTAAATTCATATTATTTTCATATATAAATGATTCTAACGCTCTGTTTATTTGTATATCGGTAGGACGAATAACTACGTCTTCAAATTCTGATGGTTGTGATAAAAAATTTGGTACCGGAAATGAAAAACGAAAAGGATTATTATGATTGTTTATTTCATTTACAAGATTATTTCTAAATATACTATCTAATCCTGTAAGATTATTCGTGTTAGTAGTAGTAGTTGTTGTTTGTGTTGGAGTATTTATATTTGAAGTCGTTGTAGTTCTATGTATAGTATTATTTCTATTTGAAGGTATCCTAGTAGTTGTAGTTCTAATAGTTCTGGGAGGTTGTGGTATTCTATTAGAACGCGTATTTTGGCTAAAATCACGAGCGTCATTATTAAATCTTTCTATAACTGAAAGAAAACGCGATACATTTTGATTATAGGTGTTCAGATTATTATTATAACCTATCATTATATCTCTTAAAGTTTGCGACATATTACGCATTACACTGAACGAATTAGTCCTTTCTTGATTATTTATTGTATTGTCTTGATTGGAATTAAATGAAAAATTATCCATTATATTATTATATATAATAAATGGTGTAAAGACGTATCTATATCATTTAATTATACAAGATAAATGGATTTAAATAAATATTCTAAGAACGGTTTTACTGGTATAGAAAATATAGGAAATACATGTTTTTTAAATTCATGTATGCAAATAATTAATCACACATATGAATTAAATATATTATTAGATGATAACAAATATACCGAACATTTAAAAAAAGATCTTATAGATAGTCAAGCATTAATCGCTTGGAATGATTTAAGAAATGTAATGTGGAGTGGTAATGGTGTTGTAACACCCAAACGGTTTATACATACAATTCATGAAATAGCTAAAAAGAAAAATAAAGAATTATTTACTGGATTTTCACAAAATGATATGCCTGAATATTTTATGTTTATAATAGATTGTATGCATAATAGTATATCTCGTGGAATAAAAATGAAAATTTCTGGAAAGGCTGAAAATATAACTGATAAATTAGCAGTAGAATGTTATAAATTATTACAATCTCTTTATGAAAAAGAATATTCTGAAATCATGGATTTATATTATGGAATATATGTTAATCAACTTACTAATATTAATGGTACTAAATCGCTTAGTATAAAACCTGAATCTTATTTTATGTTAGATTTACCAATTATTGATGGAAATACCATAAAAACAAATATATACGAATGTTTTAATTTATTTATAAAGTCAGATACATTAGAAGGTGAAAATGCTTGGTATAATGAAAATACTAAAGAAAAAGAAGATGTTAAAAAAAATATTGTTTTTTGGAATTTTCCAAAAATTTTAGTTATTGCTTTAAAACGTTTTACACCTGATGGACAACACAAAATTAATACTTTAATTGATTTTCCTATTGAAAATTTAAATTTATCCAAATATGTATTAGGATATAATCGTGACTCTTTCGTATATGATTTATTTGGTATATGTAATCATAATGGAGGAACTACTGGTGGTCATTACAGTGCGTTTGTTAAACATATTAGCAATAAATGGGTTCATTTTAATGATAATATTATTGAAAGTGTTCAAAACCCGAATAAAATGATTACACCTATGGCTTATTGTTTATTTTATCGTAAAAAAAATACCTTATTATAATATAAAACTATGTCAGAATCTAAAACAGAATACGATTCTAGTAATTTAGATGTTGATTATATAAATGATGAAGAAGCTATTAACCAATACAATAAAGACAAAGAACAACCATTAACAACGCGTAAATTATCAGATGAAGATAGTGAAAAAGAAACTAGTGATTTAAAAGAATCTGAAGATAAAGAAGAATCTGAAGATAAAGAAGAATCTGAAGATAAAGAAGAATCCACTGAATCTAATAATATTTTAAAACAGATCAATAATGATTTTTTTACAACTACTAATATGTTTTTATTATTATGGTTTTTAGTAATCTACATTATTGTTTATTATATTTTAGGAATGTTTTTTAATAAGGGTTCTCAACCTGGTGATTTCCAAAAGAGTCTAGGAAGAACTCTAGATTTAATATTCTTTATTAGTGTATTTGTATTTATTATATCTTATTATTATTCTACACCACAGGAACAAACTATAAAAGACATTGAGACTTTATATAAAAAATTATTAGTATTTTTAGAAAAACCTAGCTCTGCTGTTAGCTCATTACTCTTTATCATTACCTTTTATATTATTGTTTATTTGTTTCAAATACCAATGTCATCCGGTTCAAAACCTTTTTTTATTGGTATTCTTGAAGGTTCCGCATGGGTTACATTAATTGTATCTATATTAGTTTCATCTATAAAGCAAATATGGGATATAAATATTTTAGATTTTTTTAAATCAGAAACACCCAAAGAATCCGAAGTAGAAGATAAAGAAACACCTATTCCTGTTATTACTGATGAAGTATTTAATATTTCTGGAAATAAATATACATACGAAGACGCACAAGCTATTTGTAAATCATATGGCGCAAAATTAGCAACTTATGATCAAATTGAAGATGCTTATAATAATGGTGCTGAATGGTGTAATTATGGATGGTCTGAAAATCAAATGGCTTTTTTCCCAACACAAAAAAATACATGGGATGAATTACAAAAAAATCCTAAAAAGAAAAATAACTGCGGAAGACCTGGTGTAAATGGAGGATATATTCAAAATCCATACATTAAATTTGGTGTTAATTGTTACGGTAAAAAACCAACTCCTTCCGCAAAAGAAGAACAACGCTTTCAACAAAACCAATCGAATATACCATTAACGGTTGAAGATAAAAAATTACAGGAAAAATCTGATTATTGGAAAAAAAATTCTGATAAATTAGAAATAAACTCTTTTAACAGTCAAAACTGGTCTAGATATTAAATTATTATAATAATTATTTATAATTATAATTAATTATTATATTCCAAATCTCCTATTTCGTTGTTTATATAGTTTTATTATTTTATTTATGCATTGTAAATTCATATCCGGCCATAATTTTTTTTCAAAAAATAATTCTGAATACATTATTTTTGTTGGAAAAAAACCAGATAATCTTTTTTCTCCACCACTTCTGATGATTAAATCTATATTTGATTGAATCCTATTATAATTTGGGTTTTCATTCACACCATGATTTATAAGATCTTTATTATAATCATATGCTATTGCTATATTTAATATATATTTTGAATTTATATTTATTAATTTAAGCTCTTTACATATTTCTTGAATATCATTTGGTAATTTATCTACTTCACCAATTATATTTATTTTTATATCACATAAATACTTATTTATAACATCTTCATATTTTGGTTGTTTTTTTATATGCCATAATTTACGTATAAATTCATAAATTAAGTTTATTGTTTCATCTGTTCTATCCATATTATCTATTGAACATAAATATAAACTAATTTCATCTACTTCCATTAAGTATTTATATTTTGTTGTTTGAACCTCATTTACTATATTTTTTAATTTATCAATCCATATACTACCTAAAGAATTCAATAATAAATTATTACTTTTACACCACCTTCTATTTCCATCTGGTATTATACCAATATGAACCATTTATATATAATCTAAACTAACTTTTTATATTTTTTTACGAGATGTATTACCTTTTATTTTTAATTTACGTGTTTTTGCTGATTTATTATTATGAGACACCATTTCAAATAAACTATCAAATACACTTGTATCTATCGTAGAATTAGAATTATTTACCTTTATTCTAGATATATCATTACAACCACCAGATATTGTTGATACATTTAAACCTAAAGGTACAACTAATCCTTCAAAACGAGACAAACTTACTTCATTTGTTCCACCTAATTTAACATGTTCTTTATTACTTTTTGAAATAATTTCAGTTAATGGATATCCACCAATAACTACATCTCCTGTTATATCTTTTCTGAAAATATTTTTATGAAAATCTGTTTTTATTACTTTGTCCATTTATATATTCTAATAATATTTATTATTTTGCAGAAAAACGTTTTATTTCTGATGATGTAGTAATTTCCCTATTATCTTTTAAATATTTTACTATTTGTTCCACTTGAGATTTATCTTTTATTATATTTTCTAAACAATTTGTTATATATGTAAATGATAATGATTTATATTCCTTTTTTTCGTATATTCTTAGTTCTCCATCTGTTATGCCAATATTACCTTTTATATTATTATTTTTCATATAACCACATATATTACTAGTTAATATTGATCTTGTTTCTCGCATTTTCTTTGTTTTATCATTTACTAATTGCAATTGTTGGTCAATACTTACCCATCTTTGAATACTATTTAATAATTCATCATGCGAACTAATATTATTTATATTTTCCATTATAAATAATATAATATATTTAGGTTTATTTACTTTTTTTTATATATTTTCTTCGCTTCTTTTAAAGCTTGTTTAAACATATATGTAGAATTTTTTGCTCTGTTCTTTTTAAATATTTCACTTACTAGTTTTGTCCATTCTGTTAGTTTTTTCATAGTTTTGCCACCTTTCTTGGATTTAGGTTTGGATTTTCGTGTTTTTCTCTTTCCACCGGTTATACTTTCCTTTTCAATATCCATATCATCTTCATCATCCTCTTCATCTTCTTCAGGGCTAGGAGATACTTCTTCATCTTCTTCAGGGCTAGGAGATACTTCTTCATCTTCTTCAGGGCTAGGAGATACTTCTTTATCTTCTTCAGGGCTAGGAGATACTTCTTCATCTTCTTCAGGGCTAGGAGATACTTCTTTATCTTCTTCTAGGGAGTCACTGATATCTTCATTTTCAGGACTAACTGGTTCTTCTTTATCGGCACAACCGACCATTTTACAAAAGCTACCGCCCTTCTTGATTTTTCTAGAAGCTGGCTTCTTCGATTGTTTTTTACCTTTTTTATATGATGGCATTATATTATAATATAAGATTTTAATCTATATAACTTACTTTATTTGATAATCTTAATAATCGCAATAAAAGAAATAAATTAGCTAAAATAATAAATACTAAAAAAATACTATAAATACATACTATCCATACATAAATGTTTAATTCATCAAATATAGTATTAAATATTGGTTTTACTATTTCTCTTATATCATTTTTTATATTTTCATCTTGAAAAAATCCTATAAAGCTATCTCGTAAATTTTTCATTTCATATTTTATAAATAATTATAAATATAATTTTATAACTAAACGAATGCTTTATTTAAATAATAAACTGTAATAAACAGATAAAGAGATAAATTGTATTTTTTATATTATTATGGATAAAATTTACGATACAAATGAAAAATTACAATCTTTTGATTTTTCTAAATTAACCTTATCAAGACCTACATTAATCGCAAATGGTTCTTATTCTATACGATTAAAGGTTGATAAATTACCATTATATATTCAACCACCTCCTTGTTATACAAAACAAGGTATTATTAAAAACGGTAGAAGATATTACACGGATTTAATGTTTACAGCAGAAGATGAGTTTATAATTCAATGGATTGAAAAATTAGAACAAACTTGTATTAATTATATTTATCAACATAGAAATGAATGGTTTGATGGGGATATGGAACTCGCAGATGTTGAAAACTATTTTGTATCACCAGTTAAACTTTATAAATCTGGTAAATTTTATTTAATTAGAACTAATATACCAACAGCATTAGAAAAACCTAGTATTAAAATTTACGATGAAAACGAAAATATTGTTGATTTTAATAATATAAATGATACTACACAATTAATGACCATATTAGAAGTGCAAAGTATAAAATGTTCAGCTAGAAGTTTTCAAATTGAATTAGAATTAAAACAAGTTTTAGTTATTAAACCCATTGAATTATTTAATAAGTGTATTATTAAAACTAACTTTTCAACATATGATGATGAAAAAAGCAGCACTGTAAAAATTACAGATGATAATAATACTGATTCTAATAACATACATGAAGATGATAATACAGAACATATACAAGATAACATTGATGAATATAATAATGAATCTACGATAGAAACAAAAGATTCTACAGAGCCATCAAATAATAGTAAAATTGTAAATAATGATGAATATGATTTAGGAATTTCTACAGAAAATCATGGAACGGAGAACCATGAAATAGAGAATAATGAAACAGAAAATCATGAAATGGAGAACCATGAAATAGAGAATAATGAAACAGAAAATCATGAAATAGAGAATGATGAAACAGAAAATCATGAAATAGAAAATCATGAAATGGAGAATAGTGAAACAAATAAGAATGAAATTAATGTAAATACAGAAAATACAATAGAAGAAGTCGTATTTAATTTAGAAGAATTATCACCAGATTCTGTTATATTAAAACAACCAAATGAGGTATATTATCAGATGTATCGCGACGCACGGCAAAAAGCTAAAATTGCGAAAGAAATGGCACTTTCATCTTATTTAGAAGCTAAACAAATAAAAAATACATATATGTTGAATGATATTGATGATAGTGATAATAGTGATTTAGATAATGATAGTATTCTAAGTGAAACTAATTAATTATATTTTAGCAAATTTACATACTAGTTATTTTTTTTTATCAGTCGTTTATATAAACAAAAATATGTTTAAGGATATTCAACGTGTAGTCGGCAAACTTTTTTCATCTAAGTTTATTTTAGTATTAATAATTTCATTTGTTATTGTCTGGGGTTTAATGACCTATAATGGACAGAAACTACTTGTTCGCGATTTAATGGAAGATGGCACAAGTGAGGACGCTGAGGCGAAAGCCGATGAAGAACCTAAAGAAGGAGAACCTAAACCTGCTGAAGGTAAAGCTGAATCTGGTTACGCTCTTCAACCTGTTGCAAATCCTGTAGATTTATTACCTAAGGATAAGAATAGTGAGTGGAAGGACTTGAACCCCGCTTCTGTAAGCGATGAAGGTGTAAAAATGCCTGATATGTTAGAAGCCGGTTATCATATTGGTCTTGATACTATCGGTCAATCTATGAAAAATGCTAATCTTCAACTTCGTGCTCAACCACCTGTCCCCAAGGTAAATGTTGGACCATGGAACCAAAGCACAATTGAGGCTGATACTTCTATCAAGGATCTTGGTATTGGTAACTAAATTTTAATTATGCAATAATATTATTTTATATTTAATAATATTATTTACGTGTAAAACATTAATATATTAACAATATATAATGAATAACGAAAACATTTTAGGGTATTTTATAATCGCATTTATATTAATAATTAGTTTATATATTTATAAAGATAGTTACGAAAGTTTTCAATTAAAATGTATTGTATCTGATGTTGATGGTAATAAATATTGTGTAAGAGAAAGAGATAATATATCAAATGCTGCGGATTTATTAGCAAAAGTTACACAAAAATGTAAAAAATTGGTTTATTATGTTAGTGATAAATACCCAGAACAAGAAAATACACAAAGATTAAAACAAAACTTTAATCCTACAAAAATTACAGAAACTTTACCTACTAGTAGTTACACTGCTTATAGTGAAAATAAAGGCGAAAAAGTAGCATTTTGTTTAAATAAAAAGAAAGGTAATAATAATAATTTAATTGATGAAAACACATTAACTTTTGTAGCTATACACGAATTAGCACATATTATGTCAAAATCAATTGGACATAAAAGTGAATTTTGGAGTAATTTTAAATTTTTATTAGAAGCCGCAAAAGAAGCCGGCATACATAATCCTGTAGATTATAAAGAAGCCCCACAAGAATATTGTGGTATGAAAATTCATGATAATCCATATTACGACGCATAATCAATTTGTTCAGACTCACGCCTTTTACGATTTAAATATGCTTTATGTCTATATTCTCTTAGTTTTTCAGGGTTTTCTTCTTTTAGTTTTTCTATATATTTTTTAGCATTTTGTTTTACTTTATCTTTATTGTTTTGATAGTATTTTTTATGTCGATCATTATTTGTATATTTTGCTAAACGTGTTTTTAATGTTTTTACTTGTTCTCGTAGTAATGCTATCTCATTATTCAATCTTAATATATCTTGTTGTTCATCTCTTGATATTATATCCATTATAATAAAATATGTAAAATCCTTTTATATTTTCTTATGAGTTATTATTTTATTGATTATTATTATCAATAAAATACATTAAATTAATTAAGCTACCATCTTAAGACCACCTACTAAGTTAGCGCCGATACCGAATCCAGCACCACCACGAGCGGAAGAACCCATAGCAGGAATAAATACATCAAGAATGCTAAATGTGGCAGCAGCAGTCAAAGCAATTATAATAATTTCTTCAACATTTAATTGTTTCTTTGGTATAGCGAAAGCAGCAAGAGCTACAACTAAACCTTCGATTAAGTACTTAATAGCACGCTTTACTAACTCATTCAAATCGAGCATTTCTATATATTATAATATAACAAAATATATTGTAATCTATTAAATTTATAAAATTTAATTAAAAACACTTAAATACACTATAATATAAATTATTATATTCCTAAAATGTCATCATTTGAAAAGAAACTAAATGCTGATGGAAGCTCGAACTCTAAATATGTTGACTTGTGTGACGAAGACCCACCTATTAGTGGTCAAAAATTCGCATGCATGTCCTTTGTTTCACCTGAAAAAATACTTAAAAAAAGGGAAACTTACCTTTTCGATCAATTTATAAAAAACTGGGAGTTTTCTAAATCAATGGAACGATATTTCGAGTTTATACACTTTATTGCATATAAACATAACTTTAATGTAGAAACACTTATCGCAGACTTTAATGATTTTGTTAAAGAAGAATCTGATAAATTAAAGAAATCTGGCATCGAAGATGATTATAAAAATTTTATGGATAAACAAGAAGATAAATTGAATGCTCAATTCAACAGGGAACATGCGTTTCAGACTTCTGTTAGGGGATTAAAAATTAGAGGTGTTTATAATACTCAAGAAGAAGCTGAAGATAAATGTAAAAAGATGAGGGAATATGACCCTAACCATGATATTTATGTTGGACCTGTTGGAGTATGGATTCCTTGGGACCCTGACGCATATAAAACCGGACGTGTAGAACATATGGAAGAAGAACTTAACGCACTTCATTCTGAAAAAATTAAAAATGAAGAAATGGCTAAAAAACAGTTTGAAGAAAGAGTCCGAGAAACTAAGAAAAAGGCTATTATGGAAAACATTGAAAAAGCAAAGAATAGCGGTAACGTTCTTACACAGAATATTGACGACGATGGTAACCTAAGTGGTGTTAAAGAAAATGTTGATTTTGAATCACGAGAAGTTCTTACTACTGAATCTACGCAATTACGAGATGAACTAATGACTGGTTCCGAAAAAGATGATTAATTTATTATTATATAATTAAATTGAATTATATAATACGCTCATTAAATTTATATTATTATATTTGATACTATACCATCTACATTAAACTTTTTTATTTCATTTAATTCTTGTTTATTTCTACAAGTATATACAAATATTATCTTTGAATAATGTTGTAAGTATTCAATTGTATTAGAATCTAATACTTCCCAATTTATACTTATAAAATCTACATTTCTTATTAAAATATCCCATTCAATATTTGTATAATTACTATGTGTAATATATCCTATATAAAATCTTAATTTTGATTTATATAATTCTTCTGTTATTTTACGATTAAAACTAGCTACATATATATTTTTTATATTTACTATTTCTGTATTTTTTAATAATTCTATTAATATAGGCACTATATTCAAGTCTGTTCCTTTTATATCCAAATATACTTGGATTTTGTAAGTATCTATTAAATTAAAAAATTTTGATAATGATAATACGTCTTGTTCTTCTAACTCTTCTGATGTATATTCACTTATTAATTTAGAATTCAAATATTTATCATGAAATATAACTATTTTATCATCTTTACAAAGTTGAATATCTAATTCTAACATATCAAAATTGTTTATAATTGCTTCTGTAAATGCTTCTAATGTATTATCTTTATAAATTTCAGAATAACCACGATGAGCTATTTTCAACATTTGTTTAATATATTTAAAACAGATATAAAATTTTAATAATAGATATATTAGCTAAAATAATATGAAAATATTTAATCTTATTGGTCATAATCTTTTTATTCCCAAACTTAATATTGACATTAAGTTTAATTTTGATAAAGCACCTATTGGGTTACATTCCACATATATAGACAATATTTTCAGTACTCCTGAAAATGATTTAACACATTCTAATTTTATTATATCTAATATGCTATTTGATAATTCACATAGTAAAATTGATATATTAAAAACCAACTGTTTCGATAATATATTTCTAAACCAAATTGGGAAAAATAATATTATAGATTTCTTTTATAAAATCCAACACACGTGGTATGTATTATATAATTTTGTAAATAGAATTAAACGTTCTTACTATAAAACTAAAGTTGATAATGATTTATATTTAAACCCTATTGTTGAATCACAAAAAAATTGTTTTAAATTTTTTAGTAATACAAATGTATATCTATTTACACTGCATGATCTTTCCAAAATTATTATTTCATCTATATGTAATTCTCCTGATTTTCATAGTCACTCATTAATTCCACGTAATCCATATGATGGTATTGATTTTACACGTTCTGATTTGTATAATATTTATTTTGCTATGAAAAATACATTTATTAATGTTCCTATTATTATTCATCAGTATTTTTTGTCTAATTTTGATATTAAAGTTTTTGAAACTAATAATCAAGTTATTATACGTGATAATTATATTAAACAATTTATTCAAAATGAAGATTCTGAAGATATTATTGATCATGTACATGATATGTTAATACCATATAATGAAAAAATGAATATTGACCATGACTTTCCCGATAATATTTTGATTGAAGAATTAAAAACTGAATTATTATATTATTTATATTATACATACTCATTAGATAACAGTAAAAAACATTCATATAGAATTAAATTAAAAAATGCTATGTATAGCATTATAAAAAAGACCCCTTCATTTGGGAGAAAAATTATTAATATAGAAAACAATAAAAAGTATTATTCATTTGTTACTAAAAATGGAAATACTGAAAAAATACTATATACCAAACCTATTAGAACTATACACGAAACCAGCTCTTCTAGTTCTTCTACCACTTCTACCACTTCTAGTAATAATAGTCTAGTTATCAATAATTATAGTAACACTATTTTAAGTAGTAGTATTGACCCGATTGATAATGATTTTCTTAATGGTATTGAAAATATGAATATTGATCATAGCCCTATAGAAGTAAATAACGATAATGACACTATTAGAAATATTATGAACGATATGGTATCTCAAATTGAAAATACTTCAATTATAGAAAATTGTTTATTTAATAATACCCGTATCAATCCATTCTCATTTCATACTACATCATTATCTTTTCATACTACACCATTAGCTTTTAATACTACACCATTATCATTTAATACTACACCTTTATCTTTTCATACCACACCATTATCTTTTCAAAGACATACTATATATCCTAGCGTTTATGACCTAACACCTAGACTTAATACTGTCCCTATAATTAATGAAGAAACCAACCGATTTGGTAATAATATATGTGATGATGAAATTTACGATGACGATGATGATGATGAAATTTATGTTGATGAATCTTTATATGACACATAATTTTTAAATTTACCATATAATATTTTTATATGGTAAATCTACCATTTACTTTTTTTCACATTTATTGAAGGACCTGTCTTCTTTTTTGATTTATTTGGGTCATATGCTTCATCTTCATCATCTGAACCCATATCTTTTGATATATCCCAGAATTCTTTGGCTCCCAAACGAAAGCTTGGATGATTTTCAGCTTTATACCAAAATATTTGATCATTTAATTTATTTGACTTTGCGTTATTATTTATAACTAGACACTCATAATTTTCTGTTGTTTGATCCATTACTGAACAAAATGATTCTAATGTTGGAAACATACTCGCATAATTTTCCCAAATTCTTTTACGATTTGTCAAATATGGTTCGCGTAAAATAAATACATAATCTATATTTGTTCTTAAGTTTGGTGGAATACCTAATGGATATTGCATTGTAATTATTAACATAATTTTCCAATGACGACCATTCATAAATAATAATCTCATCATTTTATCACGAGTCCAAGATTGATCATATAAACAATCATCTAATATTACAAAAGCACGAGGATCTATTGAGGCTTTTTTATATAATTCTATTTCTTTATTCATCTGTTTTAATACTGTTTTTTGACGACGTAAAATATTTTCTATTAATGTTGTATTATATTCCTCATGAATAAATAATTTGGGAACATGCGCTGAATAAAAACCATTTCCTGCTTCTGTACCTGACATTACTGTTCCTACTGGAATATCTTGATGATAAAATAATAAATCTCTTACTAAAAATGATTTTCCTGTATCACGTCTTCCTATCATTACTATTACTGGTCCTTTATTTTCATTCGGTTTAAATGTTATTTCACGCATATTAAATTTTTTTAATTCTAGAGACATTTATAATATTTAAACATTTTATACTAAACATTCTAAACGCATACCATATTAATATTTGTTCAAAATATTATATAAAAATATAATTAATTCTTATAATATTCTTTATAATGACTAATAAATTTTCTATAGGATATCATAAAAAAAAACATATTGATTTAAAATCTTTAGAACAAACTTTTCCCCTAGAAGGAGAAGATAACTATAATCCTTTTATTATAGATAAAATACAAAATTATAATCCTATTTATGATATATTATTTACATTATCTAGTAAAAATTTCAATTCTATACAATTAAATCACAAGTATCATATTGAAAATTTAAATACTGTTTCTGATATTTCTTCAAATCCATTATTAAAAGATGTATTTATTAAATATTCTCCATTACTTGACCCTGTTAGATATATGGTAGGTAAATATACTAGTAATTCTGATATCATACATAATTTACCATATCCTGATAACATTTCAATTGATATATCACATAATGTATTTAATAAAATTAAGAATTATAATAATTGTGCTTATGTTGATTCATTCTTTTGTTATCTTAATAGTATGACATTACATACTCATGGTCTTATTAATTCTCTTGACTTTTATGGGTCATATTTAGGGATTCAAGAAAAATATAAATATATTATTAGTGACGACATTGAATTTTTATCATGTTCATCTTTTTTTAATGATAATATTAATACATTATTTACATTAGAAAATATTAACTTGTGTAATTTTAATAATGATTCTAGATCTAATAAATTAAAATTACGAATTTCTAAAAATAATCATAATATTTCTTCTATTTCTATTCATGAACTTATTACAGATGATATTAGTAATGAAAATAATGACAATGATATTGATAATTATATCATATATAATAATAATTTAAATAAGAATTCTAAATCGAATAATGATTCTGACTCAGAAAACAGTTCTATCGCATATACTACTGATTCTGAAAATGATGAATCTTCATCAGAATCTATATGGGAAACTGATTCCGATGAAGATTCTGATGAAGATTCTTTGTTATATACAGATGATTCAGATAATGAACAATACGCATATATTAATAATTTTCCTGTTCAAATGATTTGTATTGAAAAATGTGATGGAACATTTGATGATTTATTTACTACCAATTCTATATCTATTGATATTGCTGCTAGCGCACTTATGCAAATTATCATGTCACTTATTGCTTTTCAACATATGTTCTCATTTACACATAATGATTTACATACCAACAACGTTATGTATATTAATACTGATATAGAGTTTATATATTATAAATTTGATAATCTTATATATAAGGTTCCAACACACGGTAAAATATACAAAATTATTGATTTTGGACGTAGTATATATAAATTTAATAAAACTATTTATTGTAGTGATAGTTTCGCACCTAGTGGTGATGCTAACTCACAATATAATATTGAACCTTTTTTTAATGATTCTAAACCTAGACTTGAGCCTAATATGAGTTTTGATTTATGCAGACTTGGTTGTTCTATTTATGATTTTATTATTCCGGATGATAATATTAACGAATATGATGAACTACAAAAAACTATTTATAGATGGTGTCTCGATGATAATGATAAAAACCTTTTATATAAAAAAAATGGTCAAGAAAGATACCCTGAATTTAAATTATATAAAATGATTGCTAGAACTGTTCATAATCACACTCCACAAAATCAATTAAAATTTGATTTTTTTAAACAATTTTTATATGATAAAGATGATGCTACTAATTTAATTGATATTGATATATTACCATCATATATTTAAAGTATTTTCATTTTTTATATCCTAATAATATAAAAAATGAACTGTATTAGACAATTAACACCTCATGTTAATGTTTTATTTATAAAACCTTTATATCCTACACATGTTATAAAATCTAATAAAAAACGTGTGCGTTTTTCAAACAAAACTGATATTTACCTTATACCACCATGTCATAATGAAATAATTAGATAACTTTACAAATATTTTTTTATAAATTCTTCTGGAACCATTATTGGTATTCCTAGTTCTTTTGCTTTATTTGTTTTTGATGATACATCATCCAGACTTTTTGTTATTAATACAAATGTTTTCTTTGTTATATTATTTTCTAATTTTCCACCATATTCTTCTAATGCTGATAATATTGTTTTATCTCTTATCTTTGTCATTACTATTGATTTTCCATTTAATACATGCTCTTTTACCTTTATTGAATCTGATTCTGTTATTTTACTTTCAGATTTTTCACACAGTTTGTATAATAAATTGGCTTTTGCTAAAAATACCTTCATCTTTTTCATATTTTCTACTATACTATTCGCATTTTCTTCACCTATTCCATTTACTGATAATAACATTAATTTTAATTCTTCATTTGAAATTAATAATGTAAATAAGTTTGGATATTTCTCAAATATAGGTTCCAATTTACGTTTTCCTATCCCTCTTCCTAAGATATTTGACGCCGCTACTATATCTACTAATGATGAGTCTTTCAATCTTTCTTTTATACCATCATATATTTTATTTATCATTTTTTGTTGAAATCCTTCTATTCCTTCATAATCTTTTTTTTTCATATTTATTATTTTTATTATACTATCATAACCCGCATTCATTAATCTTTTTACATTTCCTGTTGATAATCCTTCTACCTTTATACCTACAAAGAAACTTGTTATATTCTTTTCTAATACGGTCATATCATCTTCTACATTATCTAATATTATATCTACTTTTGTTTCGTTCCAATGATATGGAACATTTGGCATTTTCGCTTCCTCCGCTTCAGTTGTTACTGATTTTATATATGGTATTACATCTCCACTTCTTATTAATTGAATTACCGCACCTATACCTATTTTATTACTTTCTATAAATTTTCCATTAAATCCTGTAGCATATTCTATTCTTACACCACCTATATTTATTGGTTCAATACGAACTCGAGGCTTTAGATATCCACTTTTGCTAGCGTTCCATATTACATCTACTACCTTTGCTTCTGCTATTTGTTCTGATATTACCATTTTAAACGCAAATGAATGTTCGGGATTTTTATCTGTTCTAGTATAAATTTTATTATTACTCACTATTATACCGTCTATTTCATATTCATAATTATTTCTCCAATCAATCAACATTTGAGATAATAATTCATTTGTTAAACTTACAAATACCGCATTACGCACTGTTTTAAATCCTAATTTTTCTAATAATTTCATTTGATCACTCGGATTTAATACCGGTTTTATTATTTCATACGCTACAAAATCCATATCTTTTATTTTTTTATCTATTGATTTACTATTTATTATACCAGATACCAAGTTTCTTGAATTTGAAAATTTTGATTTATATTTTTCATTAAATACTTCTTTTTTTATTATAAATTCACCACGAACTACTATATCCTTTACTTTTGGTAAATTTAATACTGATAATAAATGTGTTATATTTTGACCTATTTTACCATCTCCACGTGTATATAACTCTTCCTTATTATTCTCGGTTGAATACATACCACTTACGCCATCTAACTTACAAGATAATACATAATCTCCTGTATATTTTTTCATCCATTTTGATAAAGCATCCGTGTCTGGCTTTATTTTATCCATTGAAGGCATATTATATGGTAATAATACCTTGTTTTTCGTTATTGGAGCACCAATATTTTTTAATACTGGATTATCGGGATATTTACTTTCGAAATATTCTTTTATTATATCAAATTCATTATCTGTCATCAAAGGGGAATTATTATAATAAGCTTCATTTGCCTTTTTTATTAAATTCGCATATTTCGATTCACTTATTCCATCTAATACTTTTATACCATCCCGTTTAAAATTATTAATATAAGTCGCAAAACTCATCTTTTTTATTATATTATTATATATAAACTATACTTTTTTAAGTATTGCAATTTTATAATCATTAATTATATTATTAAATTGTATAATATTATAATTAGAAACCTGGCTCACCTGTAAATACCTCGGTTGCTGAGGGTTTTAATGTTTTATTTTCTGTTATTACATTAAAGAAATCGGTTACATCTCCATTTGACATAAAAAATAACACTATTGAAATAAACCCACTTATAAATACTATTACTGAATCACGGATTACTATCTTTAATGGCTTCCATTCTTTACTTATATATTTCATTTCTATGATTTTTGAGACAAAAAATAATAATGTTATTAAAAATGCTAAAATTAATGCCCTTTCCATTACTTATACTTAATTTTTGGATTTTTTTATCAATTTTTACACGCATTATATCCTAAATTTTTAATATAATTCTTCTACATCATTTAATATTATATTTTCTTGTTCTGGCAAACTTGGTTGAATTGGTGTTAGATCGTCGAAACCATCTAAATTTATGTTTTCTGTTGATATTTTTATTCTTTCATCATCATCATCTGATTCTTCTTCTAGACGCTTTACTAGAGCTCTTTCTGTACTTAATTCTTCTAATCTTTCTATTGATTTTGGGGCTTCTATTGTCTGTAATTCATTCTGTTCATCTAATACCGCATCCATATCATTAAATGATAATTTTGTTACTACTTCTTCTTCATCTACATTTTGGATTGAGGGAACTATACTTGGCACTTCTTCTTCTTCTCTCTTTTCTTCTTTTACTTCTTCTTCTTTCTTTTCTTCTTCTTTTACTTCTTCTTCTGGTATATCCTCTATTATTACTTCTTCTTCTTGTTCTACACTTTCATCCATATAAGCACGAATTATTGCTTCAGTTGGAATACTATCGCGGATTGAGATTAATATACATTCTTGAATTATTTGTTCTAATTCACGCGTATTCTTTTGAATTTGAAGAGGACTTATATTCTTATCAAATAAATATACATTTGAATATGTTTTACGAGCTACGTTTATATAAACCTTGTGAATAAAATTATCTAATTTAGGGATTGATATATCTATTTTTTTTTGTTTGTTTCCTACACGAATACATGTTAAGACCTTTAACTGGATTATATGAACGCATGTTATTAAGTCTTCTAAATAATTACAACCACTTCTTTCTATTATTCGTTTTCGTTCATCTTCTATTATTTCATTATTCCATTTTGGGATTCTTGATAATAAATTTTGAAAAGTCATCAAATATTTATTTGGTTCGTCATTATCTACACATAATTTCCATGCTTCGTTAAATATTGATTTTATACCACCTAATATTAATGGGGTCATTATACTTACTAATCGACTACACCATTCATTCCTAGATTCTTGTAAATTTGAGATTACGAAATCGTCCATCTAATTATATTGAGAAGACACTTTTTAAAGATGGTTTTGAACGTAAAAATAAATAATCCAACAAATATAATATCAATAATTTTTCACACCTAAATTCTGATTTTATTGTGTCAAAACATATTATTATTTCATTTTTTAATAGATTATCTATTGTTTTTGTTTCCTTTATCCATTCTATTAGTTCTAAACATGAATATCCTTCTTGGTAAAAATCATTTGCTAAATCCATTAAATACATGTGCCCTTTTATTTTTTCTTTATCTAGATTTTTATTCAACCATTCTATATGACCATTTACTGCTTTTGGTAATTTATCTAAGATCAAATATTGATGTAAATTTTTTATCTCGTTTTTTTCTATAAATTCGGGAATATAAATTTCACAAAAACGAGATAATATTGGATACAACAACTTTTGCTTGTTTTTCACTATTATAAAAAAACGGGTGTTATGACTAAATAATTCTATGCAACGACGTAATGCTGATTGAGCATCTATTGTTAAAAAATCAGCATTTATTAATGTTATTGTTTTAAACGAAGAACCTGTATTTGATTGAATATTTGTTTTCGCAAAAAATTTTAATTCATCGCGAATAAACTTTATACCTTTTCCATGAGCACAATTTACTGTCATTACATTATTTTTTATACGTTTTCTATCTGAATTATAAATTAAATGAATGAATTTATCCACGATATATCGCTTTCCTGAGCCTGACTCTCCATGAAATATTATATGAGGGATTTTATTATTTTTATGAAAAAATTCTAATCTCTCATATATTAGTTTATGATTATCTTGTATTTTTGTACTTGTTGTATTCATTTTGTATGTTTCTATAATATTATCTATATATCACTTTCTATATTATAATAAAAAAATTTTTATTATTTTTTATTATATTTTACATACTAACTCTCCGCTACGAACCCTACACCTAGGAATTCACATATTAATGTTGTTATATCTCTCTTCGCTCGTGATAATAATGGTTTTCCTTCAGGTGTTCTTCCTTTTTGAACTACTAAACTTCCCATTAGTTTGCTATTAAACCTTAGATATTTTTGTAGTAAAGTTACTATGTACGTCGCTACCGCATTACTACCTTCGAACATTTCATAAATATCTACCGCGATCCAAAAGGTACCAAGAACATTCGTATTCGGACGATGTTTTAACAGTAATTTTACTGAATCTGGTTGTTGATAACCGTTAAACGAACGTAATGGATCTACCGCATAATTTAATGCTGTGTTTCCACTATGACTTTTTAAATTTACATTGGCACCGTTTTCTAATAATACCTTCATTATTTCTATATCACCATGCTCACTCGCATTCATTAATGCTGTTTCTTGGCATTTCTTACCTTGATAATTCACATCCACTCCTTTGTTTATTAATTCAATTACTTTATTCACATCTCGGTTACTATTGCTACCAAATACTTCGGTTTCTTTTAGTAACTCTTCTCCTAACGAATCGCGATTGTAATTTTCGCACCATTCCTTCTCAATATCATTCAATGTCATTTTGATTACTTATTGAATATTCTTAGCTATTATTTTGTTATGCAATCTTTTACCCTGATTTCTTAACTATATTTAATTGTTTTGTGAATACATAACGATTTTGGTGCATTGTACGCCTACCCAAATTACAACTTAAACATGCTATTGTTAAATTACCTTTATTATGACCTATTGTATTATCTATTCTTTCTAACGTCCATTGCTCTGGGTCTCTAACTAGTTCATATAATACCTTTACCAACTTTTTACAATAAAAACACGTGTTATTACATTCCTTTAACAATTCTATTACTTCTTCTATCTTTATAAACTCTGATTCCACATAGCGGTCTTTTATTTGATCTTGATTACGATAGCTATTTAATTTTTGTTTCAGACTTTGATAGATGTATTTATTCTCTTTGGAGTATTTCTTTTTATCATCTAATAACTCTTCTATATATTCTAATTGACGAGAACTACACAAATCTTCTTCATTAAAATCCCATTTCTCTTCTATCGTTATTATTCGTTTTGTTTTTTCTTTTGGTTTCTTTTTTTCTTCCTTTTCTTCGTTTTCTTCCTTTTTCTTTTTTGGTGTTAAATCTACAGAAACCTTTTTTATATCTTCCATCTAAAAATACTACACATTTTTTATTATTTTTTTTATCGAATTATATTATTAAATTCTTTTATCAATTCTTGTTTTGATATTGATTTTGGCCCACATGTATTATTTTTACATTCATAATCTATTTTATTTAATTTTTTTAATAACGAGTCTGTTAATTTTATATCTAATTTTATAAAATAATGTGATTGGATTGACTTATTCTCTGTTGATTTATCTATATTACCCGCATTCACACCTACTCGTCTAAAAGATATATCTGGGTTTTCGTCCTTTTTTACAAATTTATAATTTGTAGGAACTTGTTTTTCAGGCTTTTCTCTATTTGTTGTTCTCTTTATCCATATTTGAAATACACATGGTACATCATATACAACATCATCTACTAGAAACGCATTCTTTGGTAAATCGTATTCATAAACTAAATGATAATTTAAAGGAAAATGCTTTTTCAAACTTTCTTTTTTGAAACTTTTTGGTAATATAAATGATATACTATCCGCATATTCACATGACTTTTTTATAAATTTTATAGCTAAGGATGATTGGCGACCAAATGGGGGATTTCCTATTACATGAACTTTTTTGAATTCTTTTATACTCCTATTATAGTCTAATTCTAAATAATCTTGTTTTATTATCATTTCATTATCCGGCTCTATATCATAAAATTTATAATTATCAAATAGGGATTTTATACCTTTTATAAATGAACCATTGCCCGCACTTGGTTCAATACATAAATCTTTTTCATTTATTTTTATTTTTTCATTTATTTTATTAATACACTCATTTACTATTATTTCAGATGTATAATATTTATCTATGGTTTTTCTTTTTAATCCTGTTGTTTGTATTACATCCCTTACTTTTTTACAAGGGGTTTTTCGTTTATTATGAGAATCATACCGAAATTTATTTGAAAATTCTTTTCCACATTTTTCACAAATATATTTTACCATTTTTGTTAATATATTTTTAATTTTAAATCTATTTTATAATAACACATTTGGGGTTTTTTATGTCAGTATTTGTGTCAATATTTTATACTGACAGAAAATTACCCCAAAAAATTCCCATATTTTTTATTGTAATATATGTAATTATAAATGCAGTAATAAACAAATATTTTTAAGGATTTTTTGATCACTATTTTTTGGGGGTTTTTTATGTCAGTATAAAATACTGACAAAATACTGACATAAAAACCCCATATTTTTATTGTAATATATGTAATTATAAATGCTGTAATAAGTAAAACTTTTTAAAAATTTTTATGATCAGTATTTTTTGGGGTTTTTTATGTCAGTATAAAATATTGACACAAAAAACCCACTAATTATTAATTTAAGGATTTTATGCTGAATATTAATTTGGTGAAATTTGGTGAAATTTGGCGCGTTTTTGTTCTAATATTTAGAACAGAAAAACGCCCCGAAAAAACGCCGAAAATATTGTTCAAATATTGTTATCAATATACGAATAATATGAACAATTATAATAATTGTTTTTGACACCAACCACTTTTTGGGGAACTTTTAGAACACATTTTGGAATTTTTAGAACAAAAAACTCCCCGAAAAAACGCCAAAATATTGTTATTGTTATACAAGTAATATTAACAATTATAATAAATATTTTTGACACCAATAAATAGTTTTGGGGATTTTTAGAACACATTTGGGGATTTTTAGAACAGAAAACTCCCAAAAAAACGCCGAAAAAATGCCAAACCCTACTATTAATAATTACATATTTTACGCAAAAAAGATCAAAAAGTGTAAAAAAGAAATGGTTCAACAAAAAAAAAAAGGACATTTTAAAAATGTCCAATTTTGATATTCTGAAAATAGAATTTTTTAAACATAGTTAAAAAAACGGGTTCTTTGCAAAATGCAATAAATTATTATTGTATTTTGTATATTTGTTTGCATATTTTTTTTAAAGATTTTATGCGGAATAATATAATGTGTACTTTTCTGTTCTAAATATATAGAATATTTAGAACAAAAAATGACACCAAAAAACGCCGACATTTTTGAATGTGAATATTGTGACTTTACATGCTTTAAATTATCTGATTGGAATAGACATATAACAACAGCAAAACATATAAATAGAACAAAAAATACACAAAAAAACGCCGAAAAATTTGAATGTAAATTATGTGATTATAAAGGTAACAAGCAACGGGATATAGATAGACATTATTTAACAGCAAAACATATAAATAGAACAAAAAATACACCGAAAAACGCCGAAAAATTTGAATGTGATTGTGGTAAAACTTACAAGGCTAGAAGTGGTTTATGGAATCATAAAAAGAAATGCGATTTTTATAAAAATATACAAGATGACATGTTAGAGCCAGAACCCAATAATTCATCTTTAACATTAGAATTATTAAAACAAAATCAAGGTTTTCAACAAATATTAAAAGAACAAAATAAAATGTATGAGAAAATCCACGAAGAAAATAAACAAATGAGAGAACAAATGTTAGAAATAGCAAAGAATAGTGGTAATACAAGTAATAGTCATAATACAAATAATAGTCATAATAAGTTCAATTTAAATGTATATTTGAATGAAACTTGTAAAGATGCGATAACATTAAATGAGTTTATAAAATCAATAGAACTAAGCACAGAAGACTTTGCGAGAACAGGTGAAATAGGATTTGTAAAAGGGATATCACATGTAATGGTAGAACGAATACGTGATATGGAACCTCAGAATAGACCAATCCACTGTACGGATTTAAAACGAGAAACGGTATATATAAAAGAAGATGAAAAGTGGGAAAAAGAAGATGCGAATAAATCAAAACTACGAAAAGCAGTAAAACAAATAGCTCATAAAAATCAACAACAATTATATCCGTGGCAGGATGAGAACCCAAATTATGAAATATTAAATACACCGGAATGTGAAAAGTTTTTTAATTATTCACAAGCATCTTTAGGAGGATATGGAGAAGAAGAGGATACTAAATTTGAAAATAAAATAATGAGTAATGTATTGAAAGAAGTAGTAATAGACAAAAAAATAGAACCTTAAAAATTGAAAAATAGTTTAATAAAAAATAATTAATAAATATAAAAACATTAAGTTATAATAATAGAATGCATGACGATTCAGATTATTACCCATCAAATTTAACAAGTAACAACGTATCATTTGATACTTTTCCTGATATAGCATTAACACCAGTAAATAGTATGGAATACAGTAATTTTGATATATTATTAGAATTTGATGAAGAATCAATAAAATCTGAAGAAAGTATAGAATCTGAGGAGGATGAGCCGGTAACGATTATAGATAGTTTTACAGAGGATGAAGTATTTGAAATAATTAATACAATATACGGTTTATTCGATGATTATTATGAAAATAATATAATATCAATATCATCACCAACATATTATAAAGGAGTAATAGAAAACGCAGTGTTTATATTATATACAGAATGGTTAGTATTTAATGTATGTGATGAAGATGATATAGAAGATATAAAATATTTTGTAGAACAAATACACGAAGAATATATTGATATTATAAGTCCAGATATACCAGAACGTTCTTCAAAGTATATAACATATAAATTACCACAAGTAGAAGAGTCAATAAATAAAGAACTCTCTGTTCAAATAGATTGGATAACAAACCAACCACAACCGGTTCAGCGAAGTGAAGAATGGTATAAATTCCGAAATAGTTTATTAACAGCGAGTAATCTTTGGAAAGCATTAGGAAGTCAAGCCCAACAAAATAGTTTAATATTTGAAAAATGTAATTCAATAAATAATCCCGATAATTATTATCACGGTGCGGGAGTAGGAACGCCAATGCATTGGGGAGTAAGATATGAGCCAGTAACAATCATGATATATGAAGATATGTATCAAACAAAAATAGGAGAGTTTGGGTGTATTCGTCATCCAGAATATAACTATATAGGTGCTTCGCCAGATGGTATAAATATCCTAGAAAGTAGTATAAAATATGGAAATATGCTAGAAATAAAAAATATAGTAAATCGTGAAATAACAGGTATTCCGAAAGAAGAATATTGGATTCAGACTCAAATACAAATGGAAACTTGTGGATTAGAAAAGTGTGATTTTGTAGAAACTCGCATAAAAGAATATGATAATGAAGAAGATTTATATTTAAATACCTATAAATCAGATTATAGAGGTGTAGTATTATATTTTATAAAAAATGATTTTACAAAAAATGAAGAGCCTTATTATGTATATATGCCATTAAATATAGAATTAATGAAAGAATCAGTAGATAATTGGATAGAAAATGAAAAAGAAAAACTAAAAGATGAATACGTATTGTATAATAGATTATATTGGTATTTAGATGAAATATCTTGTGTATTAATTCAACGAAATAGGAAATGGTTTAATAAAGCATTACCAAGATTTAATGAAATATGGAAAACAATAGAAGAAGAAAAAGATAAAGGTTATGAACATCGTGCTCCGAAGAAGCGTATTCCGAAAATACAAATAAATGTAGATGATGTATCAGGTGTTCATTCGATAAGTAATTTACCAGATACAAAATCAATATGTTTAATAAAATTAGATTCTTCGAATTAATTGTATAAAATGATATATAGATTATTTTATACAATAGAGTATAGTATGGATATGGACAATTCTAATGTAGATGAAGAAATGTATGTAACAAAACGTTCTGGAAAGACGGAAGTGGTATCATTTGATAAAATTTTAAAAAGAATAAAAACGATAGGTCAAGAAACATATGATATCCCTGTTCCAGCATTACGTAATAATTTAAAAATCAATTATACAACGTTAGTAATGAAGGTAATAGATCAATTATATAATAATATATCAACAGCGGAGATAGACGAATTATCTGCTGAACAATGTGCGTCAATGGCAACTATCCATCCAGATTATAATGTATTAGCAGGACGATTGGTAATAGCAAATCATCATAAAACAACTTCATCATCATTTACGGAAACAATGAATAGTTTATATATGAATAAAGATAAACACGGTAAGCATTCCCCAATAATATCTGAAGAATTATTTTTAACAGTTCAACGTTATAGTGATGAATTAGATAGAATGTTGTATTATACTCGTGATTTTTTAATAGATTATTTTGGATATAAGACATTAGAACGAGCATATTTATTAAAAATAAATGGTAAAATAGTAGAAAGGCCTCAACATATGTGGCTTCGAGTAAGTATTGGTATTCATGGAGATAATCTTGAAAGGGTAGAAGAGACATACCATTTAATGTCTAAAAAATATTTTACACATGCTACTCCAACATTATTTAATGCGGGTACTCCCAAGCCGCAGTTATCATCATGTTATTTACTATCAATGGAAAATGACAGTATAGAAGGTATTTATAACACATTAAAAGATTGTGCGATGATATCTAAATGGGCAGGAGGAATAGGATTACATATCCATAATGTTCGTGCGTCAGGAAGTGATATTAGAGGAACAAATGGAACATCGAATGGAATAGTCCCAATGTTGCGCGTATTTAATAATACAGCGAAATATGTAGATCAAGGAGGAGGAAAAAGGAATGGAAGTTTTGCGATATATTTGGAACCATGGCATGCTGATATAGAAATGTTTTTAGATTTAAGAAAAAATCATGGTGATGAAGATTTAAAGGCTCGTGATTTATTTTATGCGGTTTGGATATCAGATTTGTTTATGGAACGTGTAAAAAGTAATGGTAAATGGACGTTAATGTGTCCAGATGAATGTAAGGGATTATCAGATGTATATGGTGAAGCATTTAAAACATTATATGAATATTACGAAGATGAAAATAAGGGGCGTAAAACAATGAATGCGCGTGATTTATGGTTCCAAATATTAGATGCTCAAATGGAAACAGGAACCCCTTATCTATTATATAAAGATGCTGTAAATAATAAATGTAATCAAAAAAATTTAGGTACAATAAAATCATCAAATCTATGTTGTGAAATAACAGAATATTCAGATGAACATGAAACAGCGGTATGTAATCTAGCGAGTATAGCACTACCAGCATTTATAAAGAAAGATGAAAATGAAGAAACATATTTTGATTATGGGGAGCTATATTCAGTAGTAAGAACAATAACATATAATTTAAATAGAATAATAGATGTAAATTTTTATCCAACTCCAAAAACTAGACTAAGTAATATGCGCCATAGGCCTATAGGTATAGGAGTTCAAGGATTAGCAGATGTATTTATGTTATATAATATACCATTTACATCAGATAAGGCAAAAGAGATAAATTTACGTATATTTCAAACAATTTACCATGCGTCTTTAACAGAATCAATGAAACTTTCTAAGGAAGAAGGACGTTATCAAACATTTGATGGTTCTCCAGCAAGTCAAGGTATATTACAATATGATATGTGGAATATTGACCCCAATGAAAAAATTCAAATGTATGATTGGGATACATTAAAAGAAGATATAAAAATATATGGTATTCGAAATTCATTATTAGTAGCTCCAATGCCAACCGCATCAACATCGCAAATCTTAGGATATAATGAATGTATAGAACCAATTACAAGTAATATTTATAGTCGTCGTACGTTAGCAGGAGAATTTATGGTAGTAAATAAATATTTAATGAAAGATTTAATGAAAATTGACATGTGGAATGATAAAATAAAAAATAATATAATCGCAAATAATGGAAGTATTCAACATATTGATATAATACCTCATGAATTAAAAGAGAAATATAAAACAGTGTGGGAAATACCAATGCGTGGTTTAATAGATATGGCTGCTGATAGAGGAGCATTTATATGTCAAAGTCAAAGTTTAAATTTATGGTTGGAAGAACCAAATTATAGTAATTTGACATCCATGCATTTTTATTCTTGGAGTAAAGGATTAAAAACAGGTATATATTATTTACGAAGACGTGCTCGTCATCAAGCACAACAATTTACAATTGAACCAGAAAAGAAGATAGGAACTAATTTAAGCGAAGGAACTGAAGATGAAATATGTGAAATGTGTTCTGCATAAAAAAAGTTGATTAATATTTTAAATATAATTTTTTTAACTAGATTGTAATGAGCCCACAATCAAAATTATGTCTCATTTTCATATAACATCGTAAGCAAGCTAATACATCAACCATTGAGTTGTGTAATCCTTCTACTTTTTCATTTTCAAAAAGCTTTGTATATAATTCAATTAATTTTGGCCATTTTAGTGAAGGAGGTTTTCCAGGGTATTTAGATTCTAAAACGATATTACAAATACTAATACCTTTATTCATAGTGCAATACTTATCAACATCATTTAGTTCTTCATATGTAGAATTAAATAATGTCATACATTCTGGAGCTTTTTTTATAATTTCATCTCTATTTCGTTCAATTTCAGTTAATACCATTCGTTGATCAAAATAAACATTATGAGCAACACATGTATTAGCTTTCATATACCCTTTATATAATTCTTTTAAAGCATCTATAATACTAACACCTTTATCGCATAATTCTCGGTTAGCTCCTGTTAATTCTGTAATTTTTTCTTCTATTTGAACTGATTTATCAACATTGATATATGTATTATAAGTTTCTAATACTTTATTAGATGTAATATCATATAAAGCATAACTTAATTGTAAAATATACGGGCATTCTGTTATTTTTAAGGGGGTTGTGTCATATTTATTTTTTTTTGGAAATAATCCAGTAGTTTCTACATCAAATACGAATATGATGTTTTTACGCTTAGGAACTTCTACTTTAGAATTCATTGTAAATTATATTATTAATAATCATATTAGTATTTTAAGTCATGCAATTTTATACTGGATTTAGAGAATCATTAGTATTTCTTTTGGTAAAAATCTATATATCTAATATAAATGGTAAAAAGAAATACTAGAAAAAAAATACATAATCCAATAAAATATAGTTATGATGGTAGAAATACACATAGACCTGAAAAGGATTTATCAACAATGATTGAGAATATCTTACCATTGAAAAATGGTAATACTATAGAAATTCATATGGAAGTATGTATGGAAGATAAACAAATAAACTATAAAATTTCTAGTATAGGGAAACACCGACCTGATGGGACTGATCCATTAAAATATCAAATTTTAAATACAGAGGAATTAAATAAACAATTGCCAATAATTTCTCAACGATCCAAATACGTAATGTTATTTTTAATATTTGATGGAGAACAATTAAGGTTGCGCTCTATAAAAGTTGGTTCTCGTCATGATAAAGATGGTATTAATAAATGTAGTGATGGAAAACAAATACATAGTATAATATCATCTGCACCAGAGCCAGAGCCTGAACCAGAACCAGAACCAGAACCAGAACCAGAACCTGAACCAGAACCTGAACCAGAGCCAGAGCCAGAACCTGAACCAGA